GCATCCCTCTAAGCGAAACGCTTCTCAGTTTTGCGGACTTGACAAAAACCGCTTTTGTTTGGCTTCGCCCATCGCATACGGCGGTGGGATAGCATAACGCAAAACTGAAAGGAGTTTTGTTATGGACGATTTTGCAACTGGCTATCTGGCTGGGCAGGACGGCGGCAATAACAACGGCGGCTTCTTCGGCAACGAAGGTCTGTGAGCGGTTATTATCCTCGCTATCATCTTCGGCTGGGGTACGAACGGCTATGGCCGGAATGGCGGCGACAACGGCATGAACAGTTACATCCCCTATCTGGTCGGCACTGGCGCAACCGGGCAGGGCGGTAACGACACTCGCGCGGCTCTGTCTGAGGGCTTCTACCAGCAGGATACCTCCCGTTCTTTGGCAGGCATCCAAAGCGGCATCTGCTCTCTGGGCTATGACCAGCTGGCGCAGATCAATGGCATCAACGCCAACATCGCAAGCGGCTTTGCGGGCGTGAACAGTGCCATTTGTCAGCTTGGCTACCAGAACGCACAGCTGGTAAACGGTCTGGAACGCAGCGTGTCCAACGGTGACAACGCCATCAACCTTGCCATCATGCAGGAGGGCAACGCACGGCAGGCTGGTCAGACCGCACTTGCCACGCAGCTTGCATCTTGCTGCTGCGAGAACAAACAGCTGATCGGCGACCTGAAGTACACCATCGCAACGGAGGACTGCGCTACCCGTCAGGCTATCGCAGACAACGCCCGCGCAGTTATCGACAACTGCAACGCCAACTTCCGCAGCATGATGGACTACTTCACGCAGGATAAGATCGCCACTCTGACCGCCGAGAACCAGAACTTGAAGTTCGCGGCTTCTCAGGATCGGCAGAATGCGCTTCTGACCTCCGCGATGAGCGCCCAGACCGACACCATCCTGAACCGGGTTAATCCTCGTCCGATCCCCGCTTATCAGGTGGCAAACCCCAACGTGGGCGTGAACTGCTGCGGCTGCTGCTAACCCACACACTCCCCGATAACACCGGGTGAACCATCGGGGCAGGGGTAAGACACCTCTGCCCCTGATTTTTTAGGAGGAAAACATTATGGCTTGCAAAACAAGCTGCAAACTCTGCCCCCATCTGGTCTTGAGCCAGTCGGTGACTTTTGCCAATGATACGCTGACCATCAACATCCCTGCTGGTGCATACCAGAACGGAGAGAAGTATTGTATCGTAGTTGCCCAGAGCATCCCGGACACGACCACCATCAACGCCCCTGTGGTCATCACCATTGGCGCAGGCACGACCGCATACCCTCTGACCGACTGCAACTGCGCTCAGGCAACCGCTGAGAGCATCCACACTCGCACCCGTTATGCTACCCGCGTTGCAACGTCTGCGACCGGCACCGGAACGTTCAAGTATCTTGGCTGCTTCTGCCGCTCCCACGCTGGTGCGCCCGCGTCTATTTCTTGAGGAGGTGTAGATTATGGGCAAGACTAATTTTCGCCGCATGATGATGCTCCGTGAACACGACAAAGACCGTGAGCCGGAGCGTGACCGCCTTGAGGAAGAACGTGACCGCAGGGAGCGTGAGATGGAACGCCGTCTGCGTAAGCTGGAAGGTGGCAACGACCGCTATCCCTATGAGGAGAACCGCTACATCGACCCCTACCCTATCCCCCGCTACCCTGACATAGAAAATGGGCGCAGAATGCCGCAAATCGGCTTCTCGCAGAACGGAGACTGGGATAAACGGTCTGGGCAGTACGAACGTGGCGGTGCGGACAGCCGCTCCATCAAGATGCCACGCCAGCACCTCACCCACGATGAAGCAGAGGAATGGTGCGACAGCATGGTGAACGCTGACGGCACGAAGGGCTGTCACTGGACACTGGAACAGACGCAGGACGTTGCCAAACAGCGCAATATCAACTGCGACCCGAACGATTTCTGGGCGGTCATGAACATGATGTACTCGGATTATTGTCAGGTTGCAAAGCGTCAGTCCGTTGACACTCCGGGCTTCTACGCTGACATGGCAAAGGCGTTTCTTGAGGACGCAGATGCCGCAGACGGCAAGGCATATCTCTACTGGGATTGCATTGCTGATAAATAAAATGAAACCCCTGTGCGGTCATTACGACTACACAGGGGTTTACTATTGGAAAAGCTAGGCGGGGTGACGGTTCCCGCATCTCCTAACGATGGGTGATAGCTGCCTGTTCTATCCTCTAGCATTTTCCTTATTCCCAAAGTACGGATTTGGCTTTTATGTCAAATAGGTCTTGCGGATGGAATACAAGGCTCTTGTCAAGTTCCACCACTCCGACAATGGAAAACTTGCCGGGAACTTCTCGCTCAATTCTTGCTTTTGCTTCCTCTTTGCTGTTCGCAAACAAGACGAACGGTGCTTGGAAGTGTCTGCGCTTTACGTCATCATCGTACTGGATTTTGACCCAATAAAAGTTTTCGCCCCCTACTTCTTTCGGTGTTAAGTATTTTTTGACACTTGAGACATCGTAAGTGCAATACCCGATACACTGCGGGTTTCCGTATTTCTCCATAAAATTGTCGTTCCCAATACGAGTTGCCAAAACCATGTGAACGTCTTTCCAACCAACACGGTCATCATTGACCGGTTTATCGTCCATAACAATATCATCAGGGTCTATCACTTTCTTGCCAACCGCCAAATTCCAATTATTTGCAATATAATGTGTCATCTGATACCAGTTGTCAAATGTTTTTACTTCTTTCATGGCATCTTCCAAAGAACCACGATGAGGTCTGTAAACAATCATACGTCAATCCTCCAAGAAATCCTCCAATTCAATCTTCCCATCTGCCGCAGCAACCGCCAGAGCGTACACGAACTGCCCAATCGTCATTCCGTGCCGTCTTGCTTCACGGTTGATGTACTTTCGCTCTTCCTCGCTCATAAGGATAGTAATGCGTTTGGAACGCTTGCCATCTCCGCTTGCAACGCCTTGATGCGATTCCGGCATCGGGATTTTTTTCTTTGTCAAGCCAGCTTCGGCTAGTGCGCCGGATAAATCGCCTTGTTCGATAAGACGCTGAACTTCCTTCGCCCGCTTCAGTTTCTTTGGCTTACTTTCGCTTACTATGGCTTTGTTCGGCTGTGCTTCGCTGTCTTTGGCTTGCTTCGGCTTAATATTGCTTAATTGCGCTTCATTAGGCTGTGTACGGCTGTCTGTGGCTTCACTGGGCTTAATCTGTGCTTGTTCGGCTTCGTTCGGCTTTGCTTGGCTTACTTCTTCTTCCTTTGGCTCACTTCGGCTTAATGTCTGCTCCGAAAAAATAGGCTGGAAATCAAACCCGCCGAGCAAGCCTGTGGATTTTTTGCTGGTTGATTTCATTCCTCTTCCTCCCAATCTTCATCAAGGTCAGGAACGGTCGGCAACGGCATCCAATGAGTTATATTATGCGGCTTTCCGCTTTTGTCCCGCCATTCCTTAAAATCTTTTTCATAGCCTACAATTTCTACATCGTATTCGTCTTTGCTAAACCCGATAACGTATGGGTTTAGTTCATCTGGTGTTTCATCTTCTGATTTTGCCCATTGATTATTTGCAAGTTCTTTCTGCCACTTTTTGCAATACTTTTCAGCTAGATACCACTGAGAATAAAACGCTATTTCTTTCTCTTTATCGGAAAGGTCATTAAATGAAAAACCAAAATTGATAACGTAGACTTGCTCCGTGTCATCAGAACAAGTTGTATTCAAAAGATGTGGGCACAAATCACTCATTTTTCTTCCCCCTCTACAATCATCTGCGCCAACGCCTTGAAGTCCTCTGCGCTGGTACTCTTTGCCGTGTCGCCTCTAAACAGGCTGTGACGCTCTGCCTGCGCCTTACGAACGCCCATAGACGGTCTAATCTTCACGTCCAGTAGCGTTGTTCCCATGCTCTGTGCAATCACAGGGAGCTGCTCCACAACCTCTTTGGACAGGTTCTCACGGCTCTTGTACTGGTTCAGAAGCAGACCTTCAATCTTCAAAGTCGGATTGAAGTATCTGCGAACATCGCCGATGGTCTGCGAAAGCTGGCTCAAACCGGCCAGTGCGTATCGGTCTGCTGTGATGGGCACGATGATGCTGTTGGCGGCGATCAGCGCGTTCACAAGCGCAAGACCAAGCTGCGGGGGAGTGTCCAACACAATGTAATCGTACTGCTCAGACACGCTTTCAAGGGCTTCTCGCAGCCGGAAGTTCTTTCCAATGTCCCGAACCATCTGTTCATCGATGTCCTTCAATGCGCTGTCGGACGGCAGAATGTCACCAGCTTCACAGTGCTGGATTCCTTCCTCTACTGTTCCTTGCCGGGTCATCACGTCAAACAGGGTGCATACGTCCTCTGTCTGTGCGCCGTAGGTGTCCGTTGCGTTGCACTGGGCATCGCAGTCCACCAGCAGGACTTTCTTGCCAAGCAACTGCAATGCACCAGCCAAACAGGTGCTTGTAGTGGTTTTTCCTGTGCCGCCCTTCTGGTTAGCGACAGCTATGATTTTTGCCATTTTATCACTCTTTCTTTTTAGTAGAACGGATATGCTGCTTTTATCTCGTCTCCGACCCACAACACAGGCGTGACGTGCCATGCAATTACAGTTTCTTTGATTTCATTACTATCGGAATCAAACCATTTGCCGTTGATTGTATCGTACTCTCCGATTATGAAACTTTTTTCTCCTGTTTTCTCATCTTCGATACGAAGTAAAAGCCCATGCGGCCATCCTTCTAGGCTTTTATCCGGCATAATGTCTTTAGTCATGTACCACTTGTCCTTGTCATAGCCTTTCGGAAACATCGGAATCATACTCTTTCTCCTTTCTGCATCATCTGCTCAATGTGCTGTATCTGACTACTTTTGCATTGCGTCAATCTCATAGAAAGCTGGAAGATACTCTTCAATCGCACCGTCTTTCTTCAAACTACCAATCAGATACCGCTTCGGATGGTCAGGCCAAGGGTCACGGTTAATTGAAAGAATATCCGCACACGCAGCCTTTACGATGTCATAGACCGCATCTCTCCTCTTCGGCAGCTTGATAGATGGATGCTCTTCCATCATCTTTACCTCAACAACCTTTGCAACCTCGATACACTCTTGAACCGACAGCGCATCGCACACAGACCAGTCGTACCCTTCGTATCCGCTTGTGTGAGGCTTTCTGGCGGCTTTTTTGGCTTCCGGCTTGGAATTAGCCGTCTCACAATCAACCTCGCTAGAATCGGCATCTATGACGGGCTGCTTGGATTTGTACCCGAATCGAAACTCAACTGCTACTACCTTTCGCCCTGTGCAAATCTTTTCAAAGTCAACGATGATGTCTGAAACATTGCTGATCTCTTCCACTGCTGGCTCAAGAACTCTACGGCGTAAAGCCCGGAAGTCGTCATAACTTGCATCGTTTGCCCCCAAGTGGTCACGCAGCTGCTTCAAACCAATCTTGTTCGATGTTAGAGAGCGATTCATCCAATCTCGAATCATGCTGTACATCAAAATAGACGCTTGCTGTTTCATCCCGATTGTATAGCGCAGACGGTATTTGACGTAGCCGCTTCTTGCAATGTCGAAAAACACAGGCCGCAAGTCAGGATTACAGTTGATTGAAACGTCATAGGACAAGGATTCTCGATTGAACTTGACCTCTGCCTTTGTGAACAGCGGATACATCACATATTCGGTTCCATCTGCATTCAGTGGTACTGAAACCACGTTGCCCAAAAAGTGCTTAACCTGCGACTTCAAGTTCTTTGAATTGAGCTTCAAATCCAGCAGCTTGCAATATTCAGCCAGCGTAAACGACACGTTAGAGCTTTCGGGGTCTCTCGGATTGATACGGCTCAGATAGACCTCAAGCAGCCGAAGCTCGCCTGCTGTGTAGTCCGTAAACCTCGCCCAAACCAATGCCTTACTCTTTTCGACAAGGTTGTTTCCTGTCAACTCTGACATTGCATCACCTCATTTCTTCTACCCTATTATACCACTGTATCGTGTACACGTCAACGATTCTGTACACAATTATTTTTTTCAACAATCGACTTCCATATTCTGTACACGATACTCCACTTTTTGTACACGATACACTCCACTTCTTGTACACATTTCTCCACTTTATGTACACAATGCTCCACTTTTTGTACACGTTCTTACTATATATATAAACAAGAGATAAACAAGAGATAAATAATCATCATCAAATAGTGACGACGATACATTTTCAACAATTTCTTCTCTTCAACAAGCAGATTGTGGAAAACGACAACTTTTTTGCTGAATAAGAAACGTCTATCAAGCCCTATAATCTACCTGACGGTTCTATCGTGTACAGAAAATGGAGTGCAATCACACCAATAGGGGACAAATTGACAAGTCACGCTTTGATGAACGAAAATTTAACGCGAGTTCGTTAATTACATTCGCAAAAATCCACAATTTATGATTCTATGGTGGACAAAATGACAACCCAAAACCATATTTATAACAAGCCTATTGTGTACAAAAAGTGGAGCACGTCCCCCTGTATACCATAAAAACTGCGATAATTCGACAATCAGCCAGTTATATTATTGGGATTCACGGTATAGGAATCGTTGGACTTCATAGCAGCGTCTGTTCCGGCGTCCTGCGCCTGATAAAGAATCTCCATCTTTGGGGCGGTTCCGTTCGGGTCTGGGTCCGTTCCGGTGGCCTGTGCTATCTCATAGCTACCAGACACCATCCGGCAAACAGCGACCCTGTCCTTTAACGGCGTGTGGAGGTTTGCCAGAATCTCCGTCAACACGCCGATGTGGTCTGAACCGTGATCTCCGTACCGGATGTACAGCAAGGCATCTATCTCATAGGAAGAACACTCCATCATAGCATCTATAAGAATCCGCCGTTTCTCCAAATCGGAAAGGTCATCTTCCAAGTGTTCCAGCAGCCCTGGGTGAATGCAAGCGTCCATGTACCGAGCCACCGATACGCCGCAGCAGGTGAACCAGCGCATAGCCATAGGCAGGGAGATGGCTGCCAGACCTTGCTCCCAATTTGCTACCGTGCCACGATTCACGCCCATCCGTGCTGCCAACTTCTGCTGGCTCAAGCCAGAACGCGTTCGAGCTATCTCCAATGCTTTGGCTGTTCTTACCAAATATTCATCCATAAATTCTCACCCTTTCAACAAAATCCAGCAAAACTGCTGGATTCGACAAGCCAAAAAATGGAAAAAGCTGCTATGGAGAACCAACAGCAGCCTGTGTTATAACTGTACCATCGAAAAAAAACAATCAAAACAGGAGGTAACAATATGATTATCATTGACGGTATGCCCGCATCTGAACCGAACGAAAACAAAACGCCAAAACCGTGGGAGGGTTAGTGTATGAACCAGATTGACACCATGCTCATTCCCTATGCCCGACAGACCGCCTTAAAGCTGGTCTACAACCTTGCAAACAACAATGCAGATAAGTTTGCTTATGAAGAAGCAAAAAACGTTCTGGAACGCGCCGTAGCCGCCTTGGACGATGGGCGCGACCCGGCAGATAACATCGAACGCATTGACGGACAGCTCGTAGAGCTGTGATTGGAGGAAAGATGGATAGGCGCTGTCCCTTTTGACTTGAACGCTCGTGGTTTCCCCGATGTGAAGTAATGGATGCGAAGAAAACGTTTGATTTTTACAAAGTTGTTGAAAATACATTGACTTTACAACTAGAAGATGTATAATCGTATCGAATGAACGTCCGTACTTACCGATCGGGAGGATATGCCACAATGAGTGAACAGGAAAGAGCCAAGATTGACCGATTTATTGCATGGCTTCTGGAACATCCTGAGAAGATTCCGGCAGCTGAACAAGCATTAGACCTGGGATAACAGAAAACCCCTTGCGCAGAGCTACACCAGCCCGGCACAAGGGGTTCTTTTATTTTACCGGGCATGAACGTTACATCTTCTCGATCAGGTTCATCAGAGCTTCACGCTGTTCCTTCGGCATAGATTCAAGTTTTCTTCTAATCCGCTCCACTGCTGCATCAACTTCACTTTGCGGCTGCTGGGGCGGATTTTCTTTTTGGTTGCCAGTAAGAAGGTAGTCAACTGTAACATCGAAATACTGTGCTAGCTTAACGGCATTTTGATTGGTCGGCTTTGCATCGTTTCCTGTATTTGCTTCGGTTCTCCAATAGCTATAAGCAGATTTCGGAACGCCAGCTTCAGTCAAAGCACGAGACGGCTTTACTCCCTTTTGTTCGCATAGCCTTACGAAATTGTCAAAAAACACAAAACATACCTCCAGTGTTTGTACAAGATGATAAAGTTCTACCACTTGAACAAAAACACTTGAAAAGTTCTACTACTTGTGCTTTAATAAGGCTACCGGGTTCAATCGGTAGAACAAATTAAAGACTTTGAACAAATAGAAGAACGTTCGATAATGTTTTTGCTTGACACCATAATATTATCATATTCTTTCAAAAAGTTCAAGTACTAGAACAAGAAAGGAGAAAAAATTTGCTTCCTAAGTGGACAGGCGATGTTGTGGGAATGCTTCACGTTAACAGCATCGAAATCAGAGAGCTTGCTGCAAAAATGGGATGCGCACCGGAATACTTGGGAAAAATCCTGAACGGTAAGCGTGAGCCTAAAAATGCGGAAGCTAAGGTAAAAGAAGCTCTGGAAGAGCTATTGAAGGAAAGAGAGGGAAAATGAGTGATATGAAGCAGATTATCACCTTAAAGGTAGACCTCGAATACCCGGAAGAAGCCAAGTTTGCCATTGACGCTGCGGCCAAGACCTACTCGGATTTCAAGCGTGAGCAGGCGACAAGGCGCTTTGTGGAAAATGGTTGCACACCGGAAGATGCAGAAAAAATCGCAAAGTTCATCCGGTTTCTTGACCAGTGTTTTTCTGAACACAATGAAAGAGCCTTAAGAAAGGCAAGTGAAGTGGATGGAGATTAAGTACTGTGAGCGTTGCGGCCTGTATCTTGGCGTGGTCAGACCGACAAGAAAATACTGTTCAGAATGCAAGCGCGAGGTTGACAAAGAGCGTGACAGGAAGCGCAAGAAGGCAGCGTGCAAACCGGAAAAGACGTTTCCGTCCATCGGAGAAGTACAAGCCCTTGCGGACAAACTGGGCAAGCATTACGGCGAAGTGTCACAGATGCTCGCAACAGGGGAGTTGGCCTTATGAACGGTAAATATTACGGTCAGCTGGAAATCCGCTGGCATAGCCGGGAGAAAGACCGGCTGGAACACATACACAATAGAAAGGGCAAAGATGAAAGCACTGGTAGAAATCGTCCTGATCTGGGGCGTTGTTTTAGCACTGATTCTTGCAGCGTTTCTGCTGAACTTCTGGCTGATTCACCGGATTGACATTTTGGTTGGTGTGAACGCAACGCGGGCAATCATCGCGGTTGGCGCTCTGATGGCAACCATCTGGATTTTCGGGCACAAAGGTACAAAAGCATGACACTTGCGGAAGCGATGCAAGCTAGGAACATTCGGTTGTGTGATCTAAGCAGACAAAGCGGTGTTTCAAGGCCTACGCTGGATGGAATTCTTGGCAAAAAGAAAGTATTCAATAAGACCGGCGTTCGAACGGAAACGCTTTTAAGGCTTGCTAAAGTGCTAGATGCCGACATAGCCATTGACGGAACGAAACCATATTACTTTGAACTTATATTAAGAGGATAAACCAATGAAAACTTTGAAAGGAATGGCGCTGTCCATGCTTGGCCTAATCGCGGCAATTGCAGCAGTCGGTTGTGGTGATGCGATTCAAGGATGTCAGACCACAGCGCAGATGCTTGGCTGGGTGATTGTGTCCTGCGGGCTTCTCGCAACGGCCATTGTCCTGTGCGCACTGGCAGTCAGCGCCGAGGAAGACGAACGCAGCGAGCAAGAATGCCGCAAAATCAAGCGGGTAGCCCACCACACCAACGAGTGGAGGGATGCACGATGAAATGCCCGATGTGTGGTAGTGACAACATTACAACAGTTGACAGCCGGTCTGACCATGACAGCATCGTTCGCAGGAAAAAGTGCCTTGCCTGTAACCATCGGTGGTCTACCATCGAAATTGACAAAGACCAATGGTACAGCGCATTGCAAATCAAAGAGGAACGTAGGAGAGGGCGACCAAAAGATGATTAACCTTGACAGATTCGGCGGCGTGACCGAGCCGGAGGACGACGTGTATTTTATGACCAACGAACAGATGGCAGAAGCCAAAGAAGCTGACCGGCTGGCTGAGATTGAGGACTTGCAGTCTGAAATCGAGGACAGGGAAGCGGAGCTGAAAGACCTCCGTGCTCAGCTAGCAGAACTGATGGCTGGTTGATTTTGTACAGCCGTATTAAGCCAAAGTAAGAACAATGAAGCCTAATGAAGCCGAAGAAAGGAAACGTATGGACAACAGCAAAATCCATGAAGCTCTGATGGCTGTTCAGTCAGAGTTGAAAGCCCCGAAAGGACAGATGAACAAATTTGGCGGTTACAAATATCGCTCGTGTGAGGACATCCTTGAAGCGGTCAAGCCCATCTTGAAAGCGCATAGCCTTGTGCTGCGGCTTTCCGACAAGCCTGTTATTGTTGATAGCTGGCATTATATCGAAGCAACTGCAACAGTTGAATCGCAGGATGGTGCCACCTACACGGTGACTGCATACGCTCGTGAGCCTGAGTTTAAGAAGGGCATGGACGATTCGCAGATTACCGGCACTGCAAGCAGCTACGCTAGAAAGTACGCCTTGAACGGTCTGTTCTGCATTGACGATACGAAGGATGCTGACACGGACGAGTATCAAAAACAGACCACAAGCAGGGCAAACAAGCCTGCGCAGAAGCAAACGGAAGCGGAAACCATTCCACCATGCGCTTGCTGCGGAAAGCAGTTGCAGCCTATTCAGTACAACAACCGCACCGTCACTCCGCTGGAAACTGCAAGAAGCACGAAGAAACGATTTGGGCGCGTCCTGTGTTGGGAATGCGCTCAGAAACAGCCGAAGGAGGGCTAAACAATGCTTAACTCTATCGCAATTCAGGGGCGCCTGGTTCACACACCCGAAGCTAAGGTCACGAAGTCTGGCAAGGATGTTTGTACGTTCAGCATTGCTTGTGACCGTCAGAGTGGTGGTCAGAAGGAAACCGATTTCTTCAACTGCACCGCATTTGGCAACACGGCACTGTTCGTTTCCAAGTGGTTTCAGAAGGGCAACCTGATTCTGGTGACTGGTAGCATCCAAACCCGGAAGTATACCGACAAGCAGGGGAACAACCGCACCGCAACGGAAATCATGGCGAACAAGGTTGACTTCTGCGGTGGCAAGTCTGACAGCAAACCAGCCGATCGGGCGCAGGATGCACCGCAGAACTACTCTCAGGGCAACACGGATGACTTCTCTGTGATTGACGAGGACGATGGTTCGCTCCCTTTTGATTAACGGTTACGCTACCGGAACAAAAGGCGAGAAAGGAACTGATGGAAGAGCTTTGGAAAGACATTCCGGGATATGAAGGGCTTTATCAAGCATCAAATCTCGGAAGAATCAGAAGTGCGCCGGGCAAAACAACGTCTTCTGCAAGGTATAAAGTCAGAGTTTGGAAAGTAAGAATTATTAAGGCAAAGACAGAAAGAAGATGCCGAAATTCAAAAGGCAAAATGGATGAACGAGTTGAACTTTGGAAAAATGGGACACACAAAACCATGTTGGTTTCAAGGCTTGTCGCAATGGCTTGGGTTGATGGTTACAAGCCTGAATTGACTGTAAATCATATTGATGGAAACCCATCAAACAACACACCAGAAAATTTGGAATGGGTAACCATTGCAGAAAACGTAAAGAGAGGCTTCCAAGAAGGTCTTTTTGAAAAGTGCTGTAAAGATGTCGCGCTTGTTTCTCCGACTGGCGAAGTTCACTATTTTGGAACATTAAGAGCCGCATCAAATTTTTTGGGAAAGAATCACAGCTATTTGAACAATCGCCAAAAGCGAAATTACAAGACTGGGATTGATTCAAATGGTACGCATTGGCTAATTAGAGCCTGACCGCCTACCTTATATAAGAGCTGCGCTATCTGGCTGGACGGGCGTTTGGAAAGATGAAAGTTTTAGTTGCCTGTGAGGAATCGCAGGAAGTCTGCAAAGCATTTCGTGCCCGTGGGCATGAAGCCTACTCGTGCGACCTGATTGAGCCGTCCGGTGGACATCCAGAATGGCACATTCTCGGTGACTGCCTAAAGGCTATTGAGGGGGGGCAGGTCGTGACCATGGACGGAACCGCGCATGATGTGCCCCGCTGGGATATGATTATCGCATTTGTCCCCTGCACAAAGACGAGCAACGCGGGAGCAAGACACCTGTACAAGGGAGGAAAGCTCAATCTTTCCCGGTATTATGAGGGATTGTGCGGCAAGGCACTTTTTCTTGCCGTGTGGGCGGCAGATTGCGAAAAAGTGGTGATTGAGAATCCTACCCCCAGCAAGATTTTTGATTACCCAAAGCCTACGCAGGCAATCCAGCCCTACGAGTACGGGCATCCATACAGCAAGAAAACGCTACTGTGGGAGCGCGGTGTACCGCCGCTGCACCCGACAAACATCGTAGAACCTACCGCAACATGGTGCCCGTCCGGCTCTTATTCTCATAAACATGGAGAGCAGCATAAAGGGATGTTTACAACTGACCGGGCTAAAAACCGAGCAAAAACTTTCGCTGGCGTGGCGGCTGCCATGTCAGAACAGTGGGGTTGATAGAATGATTACTTGTTGTCTCAACTGCACATCACGCCACCAAGCCTGCCACGACACTTGCGAGAAGTACAAGGCAGAAAAGAAAGACTTCGAGGAACGCAAGGCATTCGTGTATGAGCTGAACCACAGTCAGAGCGTGTACCACCGTGATTATGAGGACAAGCACCGGGAACGTGGCAAGAAACGGTTTCTCGGAAGTGAATTCAGAGGCGAACGAGGATGAATAAAAGAAAGTATAAGCCGGGCAGTTACATCATTTCACTTGATGACTTGATGAAGCAGGAATTTGTTTACTGCGCCGGAAAACTTGTTCACAAAGGCTGGTTTGGTAGCTGGCAACTGCGATATGCAAACAGCGAACTTGCTCGGCTGCGTATCAGAGAAGCCAAAAAAATCGAGGCCAACGTATGAACACCGGCAAGCAGTTTGAAGCAGACTTCAAAGCATCCGTCCCGTCCGATGCGTGGTGCTACCGCCTGAAAGACAGTGCTGCCACCTACTACGGCGGCAACGAGAACCTGTCCTTTTCTATCGACAACATTTGCGACTTCCTTGTGTACCGACACCCGATGAACCACCTGTTTGAACTTAAAACCATCGAAACGCCCTCTATCCCTCTGGAAAAGGTGTTCGGCAAGTACGACAAGGCAAAGTGCAAATACCGCAAGGAAAAGCACATCACTGACATGGTGGAAGCGATGGGGTACGGCGGTCAGACCGCCCATGTGATAGTCAATTATCGGGCGGTCAACCGCACCTTTGCAATCCCTGCCAGCAAGGTTTTGGCGTTCCGTTGCAACGAGAGCCGCAAGAGCATCCCTTGGCAGTGGGCAGAGCAAGAGGGAATAGAGATCAAAGCAAAAAGGCTGCGTGTCCATTGGCGGTATGACGTGGATGGGCTGCTAAAGAGATTGGAGAAAGAACATGAAAAAATGGACTAAAGAACTTCTGGAAGAAAGCGGCTACAAAATCGAAAACGCGCAAATTGAAAGCGTTCGACTTACTATGGCAGACCACGGAGTTTTAACTTCAGATTTGGTGCTTAATGGTCATGGATGGGGCGTTTGCTATGGTGGGTATGTTCTCGGTAAGGGGTATCTTGGAAGCAAAGACTTTGAGGGATACGGCTCTGGCATGGAAGCGATTATGCGAATCATGGACACAGTTGGCGTTGAGGAATACGGTCAAATGAAAGGCAAGTATGTTCGTATCGCTACAAAGGGGCTTGAAAGTTCTGTGAGAATCATCGGAAATATTTTGGACGATAAGTGGTTTGACTACGAATCTTTCTTTGCAGATAAAAAGGATGAAGAAAATGAGCATGAAATGTGACCGTTGCGGTGAAACATTTGAATATCCAGAGTTCTCCATAAGTGAGTGGACACAAAAAGTAGAAAACAATTCTATTTGTAGGTGCATTACAAAGAAAAATAGGAAAATTTTTATCTATTCAGATGACCCGTTTTTTCTTTGCCCCTCTTGCATGGCAAAGCTGAACGACTGGCTGAAAGGAGAACAGAAGTGAGCAAGAAGGTTTCAGACATTCTGACCAAGACGGAAATCTTGGCACAGTTGGCGGAAGAAGCATCCGAACTGGCACAGGCTGCGTTGAAGCTGCGCCGTGCGCTGGATGGTACGAACCCGACACCGAAAAGCGTTGAGGAATGTTTAGAAAATATACAAGAAGAAATGGCAGATGTTTTTGTCTGCTTAACCATGTTTGGCAAGTCCGCCGAAAGAGATGGAATCTTAATTTATAACAGGTACATGGAAAAAGTTATCAAAATCGAAAATGAAAAAGAAGCCCGTTGGCTCTCTCGCCTTGAAGTAAAGGAGAATAAAAATGGCTGAATACCATGTTGGATGCGGGATGTTTGGAAACATCTATGCAGGAACGATGGCACCGCCTCGAAAAGATGGTTTTAAGATGTGGCGCAACAAGTCAGATGTGACCGATGAAGCGGTTTCCGCTGTTCTGTCTCATTTTATTATTGAAATGGATAGTTTAGACAAAACGAAAATCGAAAAAGTATGGGGCGTTGTTGGAAACAAGAAGCTAAAAGTCACATTCGAGCTTTCCACCAATAAGGAGCAGTCAGATGAATAAGCGCAGAAACCGCCCATCGTCTGGCAAACAGGCAATGTCAGCCAACCTCCGCAAAATCTCCCGACAGAACCAGTTGTACGGATTCCGCATGGCTCTGGATGGCATCACTGCCACATGGGGCGCACTGATTCAAAACCTTCGGTGCGATGCAGACCTGACCGATGAGCAGGTGCAGAAAATCATTCGCATTGGTGACATGTACTGGGAGATGGTCGGCAAGTTCAAAGAAGAGGACATGACCCCTGACGAGTTCGCAGATTACATCACCGCAAAGTCAGAACAGGTCGAAAAAGAGCTGAGAGAAAGGTGGAGCTGATGGATAAGGAACAGCTTGCGATCGCACGGTTGCAGGACGCTGCACGGCTGTCCGAGCATCGGTACAAGAAACCGCTCATGGTCACATACTCTGGCGGTAAGGATTCACAGGTGCTCGTGGCTCTGGCTGAACGTGCAGGAATCAACTTCGAGGTAGTCAACAGCCATACCACAGCAGATGCGCCGGAGACGGTCTATTTTATCCGTGAGCAGTTCAAGGCGATGGAAGAACGTGGAATCAAATGCTCCATCGTCATGCCACGATACAAGGACAAACCTGTGTCCATGTGGACACTAATTCCGCAAAAGCTGATGCCGCCGACAAGACTTGTGCGCTATTGCTGTGACGTTCTGAAGGAAAACACAGGAAAGAATCGGTTTATCGCAACAGGCGTTCGGTGGGCGGAATCTGCACGGCGCAAAAACAGTCGTGGCGTGATGGAACTGATGCACAAAGACCCTGCGAAAAGAATCATCCTTATGGGGGATAACGATGAAAAGAGACAGCTGTTCGAGACCTGCAACCTTAAAGGCAAAATGACTGTCAATCCGATCGTGGACTGGTCTGACGATGATGTGTGGGACTACACGCACAGCGAACGCTTGCCTGTTAATCCGCTGTATTGCGAAGGGCAGAAGCGTGTTGGCTGCATTGGTTGTCCAATAGCCGGTAGGGGGGGCAGACAGCGTGAGTTTATGCGCTGGCCTGCCTACGAGAAAATGTACATTTCAGCGTTTGAACGAATGCTTGATGTCAGAAAATCAAAAGGTTTGCCGTGCGACTGGCAGACCGGCATGGATGTTTTTCGCTGGTGGATGGAAGATGACAACATCAGCGGCCAGTTAAGCATGGACGATTTGATGGAGGATAACAATGTTTGAATTTGCAACTCGCTGGCTGGTCTGCCTAGTCCTGCTGGCGGTAGTAGTTCAGTCCGAACGGACAATCAAAAACGTGGCAGACAACCTGTTTGAAAAGCGTCAGTCAATGCTTGTCTGGCTGTTCGCCAACGTGTGTCTGGCCGTTTGTACGGCTGTTGTGATGGAGTGGAGGTAAAGACATGAACAGATATGACATTGAAAAGAGCATGGAAAGAAGTCGCAGAATGTTTGCGATTTTTCAGGGAATTGTGATTGCTTTTATTGCAATCGTGGTAGTTTCGTCTATCGTACTTTCCATCTTTATGTATAAGGGCTTGTTTTCCGCAGACATCCCCGAATGGATGAAGTGGGCATTTGTGTTCCTTGGGAGGTAAAACGTTATGAAAATTGGATATATTCAGGAGTACGATTTGAAACTCGATCCGCACTTGACGGAGAAGTTTAGATTCCGTGAGGAATCGTTCACTCGTCATATCTCAAGTAGAGGCGACAAGGTTCGTAGTAAGATGTTTCATGGCTCGATTGATTATGACGAAATCAAAACCAATGCAGACATTATGAAGAAGAATCCAAAGATTATCCTGATTCGTGAACCATTTCTACTTGATGACGAACTGCGAAAGAAAGTTGTTAAGTGGGTTGAATGGGCGAACAAGGCAGACCCTAGTGAGTATAATCCTTTCGCGAAGAAGGCGAATGACTGATGGACAACGAACTTTACTGCCCGATGAAGATGACCAGCAATCCTCTTGGTCGGTGCGTCTGCGAAAAAGAGAAGTGCGCTTGGTGGATGTCAAACGAAAACTGTTGCGCCGTCCTCAATATGTCAAAAGCCTTAGATTACATGGGCGATAGACTTGTTCACTATTAAACCGAAACGAGGTGATAACTCTTGGCAACACCCCCGAAGCGTGGTCGTGGCAGACCGCCGCTGACCGAAGCTGAAAAGAAAAAGCGTGAGAAGCGAGCGCAAAAGGCGAAAGAAGAAGCCGCTGCGAAGCGTGAGAAAGAGCGAGAGAAGAAGAAACAGCAAATGCTTAACAAGCGGAAATCTATCCGCTCACAGGTGAGTAAAAAGGTGAAAGAACAGCAAGAGTTGGCTATCGAGAAGTCAAAGATGATGAACACAGGCGATTTGCAGTCGAGAATCGGTGATGAAGAGGACAAGAAGGTCATCGGCATGATTGCAGCCAAGTATTTTGGCGACCTTCCGAGCGTGGACATGAACAACCCGATTGAAGTGCAGCAACGCCTTGACTTCTTTTTTGACGCTTGCATCGAAGCCAGAATCTCCCCTGTGGTGGAATGGATCGCACTGGTGCTTGGCATCGAATGGGTGAGCCTGAAGCAGATTATGGCGGGCAAACGCCGTGACGACAGCTTGCAGCAGAAATACATCCTCAAGCTGATTCTGCAAATGCAATCCATGTGGGCGTACAACGGTATGTATGGTCAGGAGAACCCGGCAGAGTGGATTTTCCGAGCCAAAAACTACTTTGGTATGCGTGACAACGTGGAAGTCACCGTTGCGCCGCCTGAACAGCCGTTGGGCGATGCACAGAGCGCAGAACAGTTGGCTCAGAAGTACCAGACTGCTTTGCCGAAGGGGATTGACGTGGAGTACAGAGAGGTGAAAGAAGAATGAACGGATTCTTGTTTACTGCCGATGGAGAGCTGATATGTGAAATTAAAGAACCAGTCAAAATATCTTATAAGGACAGTCGGACAATCAAAATTCAATGCACAAATTGTGCAAAAGTAAGAAAAGCAAAAAAGTGGAAATTTGATTCTGCGCCCGGCCCATCAAGCAAAGAAAAATGGTTTGAATGTAAATGGTGCCGTGCTATGACATTATTTCAGATTAGGGGGTTTGCATGACTAACGGCGATTTTATTCGCTCCATGACGGACGAAGATATTACAGAAAACTTTACGCCGGGTATCTGCGAACTTATCAAATATCGTGACCCGGAGCGTTGCCAGAACCGTGAGCATTGCTTTCATTGCGTCAAGGACTGGCTGAAAGAAAAAAATACAATCATGGTGAGGGCTGACAAATGGAAACTTTGATTGACTTCTCTGACCCCTGCCTACGCACGTTCCTGCCTGTACTCTTGCAAAACCACACGACAGGCAAGAACATCATATGGGCGACAGACCCGCCGCCTGAACTGGGCGTGGGCTTTGCAGATGAAATCACACTGGAACAGTTGGACAAGGTTCAGCTTGTCCCTCGTGTGCAGAAACGGCTTGCAGACCAGAAGAAGCGAACCAGCAAGAAAGCAGAGGTATTTACGCCGACTTGGGTTTGCAAGAAGATGGCAGACGTTTCCGAAAACGACCTGAAAGGAGAGGACTGGAAGGAGTACATCAACAAGACTTGCCTTGAAGTAACCTGTGGAGAAGCACCGTTCCTCACAAGCCGATACGACACCACCACAGGTCAGATGATTGCCGTGCCGGACAGAATTGGTCTGCTAGATAGAAAGCTGAATGTTCTGGCAGAGCAGTTCTCTGACTACGATATGTGGATGTGCTGGGCAATCAATGCCTACGCATCGACATACGGCTATGAGTGGCAGGGAGACAATCTCTTGCTGGCAAGGTGCAACCTGTTCCTGACGCTGATCGAAAATTTTAGGTATCGGTTTGATGCTAAAAGGTTGGAAATCGGCTGTATGCCTATGTTCCTTGATTGCATCGCAGACATCATCTCATGGAACGTCTGGCAAATGGACGGTCTGAAAAAGACCGTGCCCGGCACGGACATTCCGTGCAAAATCAAAGACTGGAAAGCTTACAAAGAAATTCTGTTCAAAGACGTTGGGGAGGATGACTAAAAAATGAAGTCAGTTTTATTAAGCATCAACCCAAGTTGGTGCAATCTTATATTTCTCGGCATAAAAACTCTTGAAATACGGAAAACGAAGCCGAATATGGGTGATGAACCTTTCAAATGTTATGTTTATTGCACGAAAACCAAAAATGGATGGTTCAAAGAGTGCGATGGGTACTTGGAACAACTGGACGGAAAAGTTATAGGAGAGTTCACTTGCAATCATCTGTACGAAATCACGCCAGAATCGGATTGCTTGCCAGAAGGATTTGAAGAGATGTCCGGTCTTAGAAAAAAAGAAATTTTGGATTATGTCGGAAAGAAAGGCTGGGCATGGAGCATTTCCAATGTGAAAATGTATGAACATCCAAAATTTTTGTTTGAGTTTACTCGTTATTGCATTCTTATGGGGAATAGAGGAGTTTGCAATTTTAATAAAGTGAGATGCAATTATCAAGTAGAAGAATGGGGCGAAACGAATAGACGTTTTTGTAATAAGTGCTTAAAGCGCCCGCCCAAAAGCTGGTGTTATGTGGAAGGGTGATAATATGCAAACTGACAGAGGAATTTACCACAAGCGAGTGTGTGACCGCTGCGGAGCGGTTCTGGGCGGCAGGATGATGAACCCTGACGAATACTTCAAGGACTGGGCGTGGCGCAGGGACACTGGCGACCTGTGCCCGGAGTGCTATGCGGAGTATAAGCGTGTGATCGAACGGTTCAATAGGGGAAAGAGAGGGCAGAGAAGATGAAAAAAGTTTGCGTCTATAAATGCAAGCAATGTGATGCCATCTTAGATTCTGATGGATTCTTAATTTTGCCGGAGAACATTCTCGATGGATTTTTTGAATCAAAAGAAAAAGGATTTGTCTACAGACCGCCTATTAACGCATATAGAGCAGGGGACATAGTTATCCACAGATGCGACCCTGTAACGATTGGTGTATGCGAGTTAATTGGTTGGAGGAAAATCGGATGAATTTCTACTGCACCGCCGAACATTGCTCTTGCATGGGCATCAAGCAGTTCTCTGCTGGCAAGGCCATCCGATGCACAGCAGAATCCTGTGAGAACAAATCTGAACCGTCCTGTGGCTCTTGCAAATGGTACGCAGAGCCGGAGGGCGTATGCGTGAACGACCAGTCAGAACACGTTGCAGACTTCGTGTGGGACGAACGAGGATGCAAGGAATGGGAGAAAAGAGAAAATGACAACTAAAGATACGATCGCCATATTTGCTCTTGGGTCAATTATAACATTATTCGTTGGAGCCTTTATTACGGTTTTTGAAATGTTTCTTTGGGATATGACCGATAGCATTTCACTTGAATGGTCATGGAATCATCCAGAACGCTCAACAATTATTCATGTAATGATAGTGGCGGTTATCAACGCCGTTACCTTTTGCGGTGGATTTTTGGCTGTATGGCTGGCGAAAGGATAAGAAAATGAGCTATGATATTTCATTGTGCGACCCCGTAACGCACGAAACGCTTGAAGTGGATGATACGCACTTTGTTGCTGGTGGTACTCGTTCCATTGGAGGAACAAAGGAACTGTGGCTTAATATCACCTATAATTATGGAAAGCACTTTCGTCGTGATGATGTGTTTGGTAGCAAGGGCATCCGCTCCATCTACGGCAAGACAGGTGCAGAAAGCATTCCAATGCTTGAAAAGGCTATTTCTGCACTAGGGGACGATGTGGACGATAGCGACTACTGGAACGCCACAGAGGGCAACGCAAAACGTGCCCTATACGGCCTGCTGGCGTTTGCAAAGATGCGTCCTGACGGTGTGTGGGAGGGCGATTGAATGGCTAACACACTCTGGCATCCGGCAAGCGAACAGCCACGAGAACGAACGCAGCCTTTGTTGCTTGCGACTAAGACAACGTGGCGTGATAAAGATGGAAAAATGTTGCATGGATTCTCGCCGACAGCGTACTTTCTTGGCTGTTACGCAGACGGTCAGTTCTGGGATGAGATAGGCGAAAGACTGACGAAAGATGTGACGGTGACGCACTGGATGGCGTTTCCGATGGTGTAGGAGGGCTTATGGAAAACAATATCGTTGTTACGCAAGATATGGTTGACGCATTCACGGCAGAAATGCAGGAAGCATACAAAAAGTACGGTGATGATGAAGAAATCGTTCACAGCATGATGAACGGCATCATGTGTGAAACCTTAGAAAAGCTGGGCTTTGCAAAAGGCGTGGAAATCTTTGGCGAAGCACCGAAATGGTATGCGTAAGGAGCAGTAAATATGACGAACAAGAAGTTTGGCATCATCATTATGGACTTGAGCTTTTTTGACTTCGGGCCAAAGCCGCCTTGCGGATACATCAAGGCGAAGCATATTCGCCCAGCTTACGGCAAAGGAGCAAGGCCTGTCAAGGCACATAAACGAATCACGAGAACGAGAGAGGGATTTAGAAAATGACAGAACTCAAGAGATGTCCGTTCTGCGGTGCGGAACCACCGACTGTAAAAGTGATTCATCCACTTAATGCTGACATGGCTAGTTGGGTAGTCTGCGGAAAATGCGGGGTGAACACTTCTGCAACATTTTGCAAGGAAAAAGCCATCGAAGCGTGGAACAAACGCTACAAAGAGGATTGAACATGGACAAAAAACGAGACAGCTTTACGTTCCAACGATACTACTTTGAAGCCATCTCCACACTCAAAAACAAAGAGAAGTTGGAACTCTACGATGCAATCTGTGCATACGTTTTTGAAGGGAAAGACGCAACTTTGAACTCAAAAAAAGCAGAATCTTGTTTCATTTTGATTAAGCATTTGCTCGATGCAGAGTGGAAAAGAAGCGATATTGCGTCAAAAGGATGGTCTACACGAAAGTCAGCTCATCCTCATGTCATAAATGAGATGAAGGTCAGCTCATATATGAGTTCAAAGTCAGATGACGATGAACGCATTGTATCAACTGACAGTCAGACGAGCGTCAAGGCCCGACCGGAGAGTGCGGTCAAGAAGAAACCTGACATCTTCTCCGACTTTGCTCATGGCGATAAAGCCCTGCTGGAATCCCTGCGAGAGTTCGCACAGATGCGTACAAGAATCAAAAAGCCTATGACAGACCGGGCAAAACAGATGCTCTGCAACAAGCTGGAAAAGTTTGATCGGCATGACTGGAAAGCCATTCTCAACCAGAGCATCTATGCTGGATGGCAGGACATTTACGCATTGAAACAGGATGACCAGTACGAGCAAAGTACGGAGATGGAGTTTCCTAGACTATGACAATGGACGTTCAAACGGTATTTATCGGTGCGCTGATGCTCTGCAAGCCGGGCGTTGTGGATGAAATCATACCAGACCTTGAACTTGACTTGTTCAGACCTGAGCTGAGAGACGCTTTTGCGGCTGTTCAGGGCTATTGGACGGCTAGGGGTAAGATAGATATAGTCGAGATAAACACGCAGCATCCAGACGTAGCGCAGACGCTCTTGGCGTGTGTACAAACCTGTGAATCAGAGTGTGTACGAATTGACAGGGAGCAGATGCAGCGTTGGGCACAGCTTATCAGAGAACAAGCTGCACTCACTCGTGTGCAAGGTCTGGCATTTCAGATGACCAGCGAGCTTACCGACTATTCTGATTTATCAGAGATTTACCAGCAGATGGGCGAAGCAATGAGCCTGAAAGCTGAGGAAGAAGATGCGTGGACATACGAGGATGTGCTGAACGACTATGTGCTTCATATGGACGAGAAGCCTGTGTATATCAAAACAGGCCTAGAGCGTCTGGATGAAGCGTTGCACATCTCACCGGGCGATTTCATCATCATCGGCGGTAGACCGTCTGCGGGCAAGACAGCCCTGTCCTTGCAAATAGCAGCAAGCATGGCAAAGCAAAACTACACCGTGTACTATTTCAGCCTAGAAACCAGCAAACGCAAGCTGGGCGCACGTCTGATGGCTAATCAAATATACTGCCCTCTGGACACGGTGAAAAATAAGGCGGTCAGCTTGAATGAGATTGACGGACAGGCAAAAAACATGAAGATGCCCTTGTATATCCGCTCCGCTGCCGGAAAGAACGTGGCGTGGATGAAGGCTCAGGCGCTCCGTAAAAAGGCTCAGGTCATCTTCGTAGACTATCTCCAGCTTATCCACGAAACAGGCGCAAAGGACAGATATGCCGCCATTACAGCCATATCCATTGCCTTACACGAACTGGCACAGACCACAGGCATAGTCGTGGTGGCTCTGGCGCAGTTAAATCGAAACCCATCTAAGCCCGGAGCAACGCCTACTAACTCCGACTTGCGAGAAAGCGGACAGATTGAACAGGACGCTGATGCAATCATTCTTCTGTCCGGCGATAACCCCGACAAATACCTGTTCCGGCTGAGCAAGAACAAGGAAGGTGGGATAGGCGACCTTCCGATTACGTTTAACAAGCAGATTCAACGGTTCCAAGAGTATACTTGGATGGATTGAGCACATGGGCTGTCAGTAATGGTAGCCTTTTGCATATACGCACACAGAAGCCCTACAAACGCTTTTAGCGTCAGACGGCAAACTTATCGGTCAAATACAGAAAGCGGCTCTGGCACGGCTCTACGTGGCTGTGAGAGCATTGTAGAAGTATACGACTATTGCAGGAGAAGAAAATGGAATACATGACAGCCGATACAAAGGTCAATGGGTACATGGTCTACCCTCGATTCCTCTCGACTATTGGCGTTAGCCCAACGGAGAAAATTGTTTACATTTACCTGTTCAATCGTGCAAGGTCGTCACAGAGGGCAAGCAAAAGCGGAAAATTTGCTGACCAACTAGGGCGAGTATACATCGTGTATCCCATCAAAGACCTTGCTGCCGATACTGGGTTCACGGAACGATGGGTCAAGAAGTCTCTGAAAGAACTGGAAGAAGCCGGGTTGATCGAGCGCAAGCGTGAAGGGAAGAACAAGCCCGATAAGATATACGTCAAAGTGCCGGAAGAATCGTCAAAGAGCGAAAAGGGAGGTGAACAATCATTCACCTCTGAGGTGAACGATACTTCACCTGTGAGGGGAACAATCGTTCACCTCCTTAATATAGAAGAAAAGAAAAGAAAAAAAGTTATTAAGAAAGCGGGCGACCCGCCCGATGGGAACGCCAGCACGCCGGACTTCGAGGATGTGAGCGAGTATTTTTTGGATGCTGGATGTGAGAATAGGCTTGCCAGCAGGTTTATGAACTACTATGAGGGAACAGGCTGGATGACCAAAACTGGAAAGCCTATAACAAACTGGAAGGCCTTTGCTGATATGTGGATTGACAAGGAACAGGAGAAGCAGCAGTACAGTGAGCCAGAGTTCAATCGCCTGTAAAGGTTCTTTCCCCCTACAACCCTCTATCTCCAAAACTATACCGTTAGCCAGCAGAGCAAACCATAACCAGCATCTTCCGTCAGGCTCTTATTGGCTGAATATAGACAGACCGTCCAGCTGACCTCTACGCTACGTCACCCTCTATCGTCAGGCGCACCGCGCCGACCGGGTGACCTCTAACGGTAACGGCATCTAATCAATCAACTGCTACGACTATTTCACATGGAAAATTGACTTCATTTTGTGGTTGGTTGAATATGTAGAAATGTTGCATAACTGTATGAGCGGTTAACTGAAAGCTGAAAGCAACTGACCAGCCGGATAGTCTTATTTGATAGTTAAAAGTATTGAGGTATTGCCGAATAAGCAATCATAGTTTGTTTGTATGATATGATTGTAGTTGTCGGTAATTAAATAGGAGAAGAACGAACAGAATCGGATGGTACGACTATTCTAGTAGAATAATAGTTAAAAAGATTGAGTAATTGTCTGCGACTATTATAATAGGTACGATGATTAAAGATTTTGAGGTAATGTGATTTGGATTAAAATTGACAGGTGTCTTGACATCTATTGATTTTGGGGGTGTCGGACGACTTAGCGACTATTGCACATCTCTTTCTCTAAAAGGCGAACGACTATTTCACACAAAAAACACACGACTATTTGATGATGGTTCGTAAGAAAACGCTACGACTATTACTTTGCGACTATCAGCGGACAGTTCGTTACTATACGATATATAGGACTTTCAAAAGCTAGTCGTCTGACGACTTTACGACTATTCCACGACTATTTTATTGGAGAAACTACGACTATTGGCTACGACTATTTCAGCTGGGACGCTACGACTATTGCTGACCTCTATTAGCTATCGGGCGAAAGCCCGAAAAGAGATACGGCGAGAGCCGCCAATGGTTCCGCGCCGCCCGCCGTGCCTTTGCCGCTGGACTGCCCCGCCGGGTGGAGGGTGTCAGGCTGACCCGGTGCCAGATCGAAAGCCGCCGGGCTGACCCTGTGCAGGTGGAGACGCAGACCCCGCCGGGCCGGCATGGTCTGCGATGTGTTGCACCGTCTGGCATGGATCCATAACAGACGCACCCCTGCACCCTTATATACCTTATTATAATAGGCGGCTGTGCTGAGCTGTACAGCGTCCGGCGTGGCGCTGGTATCTGGTATGCGCTGGAGGCGCTGCGGCGCTGTGATGCGCCCCAGCGTAGCGCAGGCGGCGTTATATCCGCTTATGCGGGGCTGGTATCTGCGGCGGTAGAACGGTAAAAATCGCAGGAAAAGTTCCTGTAAATCCCTGTGCGCTGTTTTGTAGCGTGGATGGTATAACTGCATGGACAGGATAAAAGCCGCTGTAAACGCTTGTATATGGATGCATTGCAGCAGGGCAAAATAAAAGCCTTGCACCCTCAGCGGATGCAAGGCAAAAGAAAAGCCCGGCCATTGCTGACCGGGTGATGATTTTATTAGTGCCATTCAATCAATCGCTTTGTGCGTTTCAATCCTGCTAACGTGTAATCTCCGCTGACGTTATCCCATACACGGGAGCGGGTGCTATAGGCGTACGGATAAAGCGTTGTTTGGTTTGGGCTGTTCCAATTTACTGCATGGTGTACTTTTCCAGTTTCATCATCAACATAAATGCTTAAGCCGTTGATTTCGTGTTCAGTGTAAGTTTTCATGGTAATGCCTTTCTTTCTGGGCTTTGCCCTTTTTTTCAGTATATCATATCGCAGGCCCCAAAAACAGGACTTGCAAAAATATTTTTGCCCTTTTGGGCTGGGGCGGGGTTGCTTTACGGTGCAGCCCCGCTAAAGTGTCCGATTGGCATTACTTGGACGCCTTGAACAGCGCCGCAAAGAACCAGAAGAAAAACAGGAAACAAGATAATATCATTTTGTGATTGCCTCCCAATCGTAAGTATACCAGACGCCAAAGTGACAAAAAGCGCCTTTTGTGGTTGCGCTGCACTCAGCAGCGACACGGCCATTAATAACAACCAAACACATATTGACACCTCCGTCAAACCACGCTAAACCGCTTGTAAACGGTCTTTTTGCTGCACTCAGCGTATATATCTGGGTGCGCTGCCTGCAAAAGTTTGCTATCAAGCCGGACGCTTTGCACGTCCTTGTAAATGGCTTTTGCTGTGCCCTGTACCATCTCCGGCGCGCCGTGCATCATGTCAATAATTTCAGCTTTTACAGCGTCGTTCATTGCTTCGAGCTCTTCAATGAGCCGCTTGTTTTCGCGGTATGCGTTCACTTTTTCTTCAAACGTCGTCATTTTTTAGCCCTCCATTAGCTTTTTATAATCCAAAATCTGCTCACGCGTTAGCCATTCCGGCTTTTGCTTGATGCCGTCATACAAGTAAAGCATGCTTTCAATTTGCGCTTTTACGCTTCCAGCCCACAAATATTTTTCATGCCGTGCGCCGAATCCCAAAAAATACTCACAATCAATCCGCATACGGTCAAGCAAGCAATATTTTCTTTCAGTGGAAAGAGAATCTAAACATTTTTGATATTTCATTGTTTTACCCTCCTTATTAGCTGTTGAGAAATGCGATCATTACCAATGCACCGGAGATCATACCACCCACGTACCAGAGGGCGGCCCACTGGGAAAAATCCAAAGTAATCATAATGTAAACCCTCCATTAGTCAAACTCCGGCATTGCCAGAATGATTTTTTTGCAACGCTCAACGCTCAAGCGGTACGGCTTGGAGCGGGTCAGGTTGTCCGCTACAATCTGAGTGTATACCATCAATGGCAGCTCAAAAAGCCCGGCGCACTTGGGATACAGGCGCGCGGCCTGATTCCTAATTTCTGCGTTCAATTCGTCGGTTCTCGTCATTTTTTATACCTCCGTATTTTTGCCGTTTGGGTTAATCCAATCGTTTTGGATATCGTACCGCTTGCAGTAGCGGTAAAGGTTAATCAGCTGCACAAAATCGCCAGCACTTATATATGCCTCGTTGTCCGGTGCATCAATGGAACAAATAAGGGTCGTTCCGTTGTCCTCCCGCTGCACAAGTTCCAACTTTCTGCCGTTGTTTACTTCAAAAACAAGTTTGTTCATATTTATACCCTCCATTAAAACCAGTACAATAAATTCATATCAGTACCCGGCTTTGTGATTTCTCGGATGCAAGGATACAAGCCGTAACTGTCAATCTGCAAACCGTATTCTTTAAGTTCTTTATCAAGCTTTACACGCCGTTTTGCAAGCTGAGCCTGTCGGGTTTTGAGCCACTCGGAATTATAATAGCAGCTGTCGTTGTCAAGCTCCCACGCTCTTGCATCTGCAAGCCCCAACGCTGCACGCTGTCAAGGAACTTTCTTGCTTTTTCGTATGCCTCAGTGGGCACACGATCGGCGGCTTTATCTGCGGCGGTTGTCAGTGTGTCAAGCGTGGCAAGGTCAAACGCGGCGCGGGCTCTGTTATACCATACACACGCGCGATGGCTGCGGCCTTCGTAATCTCCCGAAGCGGGGCGGGCGGTATAATCGATCTCTTTATTGTTCATCATGGTTTTGTCCTCCTGTTTTGTAACGGTGTAACACGTTCTTGTGTTGTCTATATAGTAACACATTCTTGTGTTGATGTCAATGATTTTGCACACATTCTTGTGTTGAAAATCGTTCATGTTTGAGTGTGTACAAATCTGCACAGTTTCGGACACACCCCACGCCCTCCAGTCCCTGCCGCCGTTCCGATCGTCCCGCGTGGCCTGTCTGGTATCGAGTGCAGACCGGTGCAACGTCCGGGCGCGTGTGCCGGTGCGTGACGTGGTTTGCCTTGCTGCCTGTGCCGTGCAGTCTGTCCGGGTGCGCTGGGAGCTTGGGTCTCCACCGGCGGGGTATATGGGGCGAGCCGGGGGTGGGGTGGTCGACACCTCGCGTAGAAAAAATTCAAAAAAGGCGTTTTCTCCATACCACCCCCTATTTTCTGCTCAAAACACCCCACCCACATTGCCAATCTTAAAAATTCCGCCGCAAAAACAAAAAGACCCCTACAAAGGGTCTGTGTTCTGTGCTATACTTGCCTTACAAGCCTTGAAAGGGAGGAATCTACAATGGCTAAAAGTAAAATGACAACGTGCAAGCACTGTGGCGCAGAGATTGCAGCAAGTGCAAAGGTCTGCCCTCAGTGTGGCGGTAAGAACAAGCCGCCCATTTACAAGCGCTGGTGGTTCATCGCCATCATTGTTTTGATTGTCTTGTCTGCTATTGGTGGCTCTAGCGATAGCGGCAAGAAGGGCTTTGAAGAGGGATACAAGGACGCTACATCTGACAAGGCAAGTGCATCCACCGCTTCTTCCGTTGCATCTGTTGTGCCTGAAATCAGCGAGGACGATTACAAGGCAGAGTGCCAGTCTGTGGACTATAAGGAGCTGTGCCGTTATCCTGAAAAGTATGAAGGCACCAAGATTGTTGTCAAGGTAAAGGTCTCGCAGATTATTGACGCAAACTTCTCCGGTAGCGAGAAGGCATGGAGGACCTACACGGACAACAGCGGATACGGCTTCTATGCCGATGACGAATATTATATGCTGGATAAGCGCGGTGGCGATGCTGTGAAGATTCTGGAAGATGATATTATCACCGTCTACGGTGAGTTTACCGGGCTTGAGGAAATCACCAGAGCGTTGACTAGTACTACTGATGAACTGCCCCGCATCGAAGTCAAGTATGCAGACCTCGTAGAGGAATAATCGCATAACACAAAAAGCCAGCGGCTAGATGTTCTCTAACCACTGGCTTTTCTTATAGGTTGTTATACGCTTCTACGGATGCTTGCATAGAGCAGACGGAACGTCTCACGGCCTTTCGGCGTTACTCTGGTCTGTACGCCACCGTGCTTGTTCTTCTGGTTGCAGTATTCCTTGACCGCAAACAGGCCGTCGCCCTTGCCCGCTTTCGGCAGGATGCCCTTGCTCTTGTCACGGTAGATGTATCCGTCAGAAATAAGCATCTTGATGAACAGACGTTCAGGAATGCGCAGTTCCTTTGCAGTCGAGCGGAAGTTAGTAGATACGTTCCACGCCACAAGGTCGTCAAAGTAGTCCGCCTTAGGCTGCATCTCCTCGTTCTTCTCACAGAGCTGCTTGTTTTGCGTCTGTAATGCTGCGTTCTTTTCCTTTTCGGTTTTCATGTTCTGAATCAGGCCGATCACGAAGTCCGGGTTGGCAATAGCTGTCTCCAACAGGTTGTCGGTCATATACATCCCATGCTTGCGGATGGACGGCAAGACCTCGTGAGTGACCCAGTGCTTGAACCGCTGTGCGCTTTCCAGCTTGCTGCTGAAAATCAGACTGTATAGGCCGGATTCATTGATGATGGTTGTCTTGCTCTTGTAATTAGAACCATCACCCTGAATCAGGGTAGTGGTTTTATCTTGCTCATCAACGTGTGCTGACAGTGCGTTCTCAGGCTTTGCGTAGCCAAGTGCTACCGCAATGTCCTTGCCAACAAACCAAGGGTCATCGTCAATGAGCATGACACGGATTTCGCCAAACTCGGCGTTGTTGAAGATTTTGATGTTCTCAGACAAAGAAAGTTGCATTAAAAGGCTCCTTTTCACTTGTGAGAGAAGCGATTTTCTGCTATAATAACGGCGAGAGAATGCTTCTCTCAGGGTTGATATGATACGTTCGCTAAAGTTTGCCGACCCAAGCGAGCGTATCATTTTTCGTTTTCATTGGTGGAATCCATCGGATGCAGCGTAAAGAACGCTTCACGGAACGCAGCAGAGATGGAGACCCGGTTCTTGATGCAGTATTCCTGCAAGCTTGCAAACTGCCGCTCCGTCACGCTGATGGTAACGGTGTGACCGTAACGCTCTGCGTAAGGACTACTCATACATATTCACCCCCTTTCGTTTTGCTGTGCAATAAGTGTAACTGCAAAATATCTGAATGTCAATCAAAAATACACTAGATATTGTGTTGGCTAGTGTTGACATCAGATTTTTCCGTTCTTATTGGCTACTCCCGCTTCGTACCCTGCCCGGTAGTTCAGTTCGGACAGCTTGCCTAATGCTTCTGCGTACCCCCTGTCCTCGCTGGTCGGTTCTTTGCCGTGTGCGAGGGTTTTCAGAAACTCTTCGGTTGTCGTGGGAAAGTTCATGTTTTTTGCTCCTTTCTATTGCAGAAGTTGTCTGCTTCTGCTATAATAATTGACAGAAACCGAGACTGCGCCCTTGGTTGCGCAGCTTCTGTTTTGTGGTGGAATAGGTCATCAGTGCAACTTTGGTCGGTGGTGCTGATGGCCTATTTTTTTATGCCACAAAGGATAAATTTGCCGTTGTTGGCTGATTCATCGTGTGTTCTGCTGTCTTAGATTATAGACGCTTGGTATATAGTTGTCAACAGCCCAATTTGTATAATTTGCATCAGATATATCTGATTTTTACTCATTCTAACGTAAATTTACGTTATTTGATAGTACTCCCGTAAACGGATTAGTTTACCCTAGTGATAGTAACTCAAAAGATATTTTTCGATAATTCGTAAGGCTACTATTCAAGTATACAGTTTGTAAAGCAACGAAAAAGTTTACAGCCGTTTGACCACCCTATTGATAGTAAAAATTTCGCAAAAAACACAAGAAGATGTTGACATAGACACGAGAATGTGTTATCATGGAGCTGAAAGAGAGGTCTGGTAAAAATGGCAGGGAAGAAAAAAGGCGGCGCAACCAAAAATAAAGTCAATTCCGGGGACATTCTTCGCTCCGTTATGAAAATCAGAGGATATACTTCTGCATCTCTTGCAAGACAAATGGAGTATGAAGTTTCTTCTTATGTGACAAACCGTGTTAATGCGGATGATTTGAAGTTGTCCACAATGGCGATGCTCTTGGAAGAAATGAAATACCAAATCGTAATTCAGCCTATTGGTGCTGATGTTGCATCGGATGAATTTGTTCTTAAGGTTCTTGAAAGAGACGGTGAATCTAAATGATTTACGGTTACGCTCGTGTCAGTTCCGCTGGTCAGGCGATTGACGGCAACAGCCTTGAATCGCAGGAAGAAGCCCTCAAGGCCGCTGGCGCAACTAAGATTTTCAAAGAGGTATATACCGGCACTAAGATGGAACGCAAGGAACTGGACAAGCTAGAAGCGGAAATTCAGAGCGGCGATACAATCGTTGTGACAAAGCTAGATCGTGTTGCCAGAAGCCTTGTCGGTGGGTATGAACTGATTGATTCATGGATTGAAAAAGGAATCCGGGTGAACGTGTTGAATCTTGGTGTGATGGACAACACCCCTGCTAGTAGGGCTATGAGAGGTATGTTTCTTGTGTTTGCCCAGTTTGAGCGTGACATGATTGTTGAACGCACCAGAGAGGGCAAGAAGATTGCCAGCCAGCGCCCCGATTACAAGGAAGGTCGCAAGCCTACCGAGTATGACCGCAACCTCTTTGACGTTCTCCATGAGCAGGTGGAGAAGCGTATTCTCACGGTCACGGACGCCGCCAAACAGCTTGGTGTGACCCGCCAGACATGGTATCGGATTGCTGAACAGAGAAAGGCTGGATAATATGCAGGGAGAAGAACTGATTGTTAAGAATGGTAGCATCACGCTGCGGTCTATGCTTGACTTTGGTGGATTCCTTGAAATTAAGAGGTTCTTGGAAGCCTGTCATTCGGAAAACTGTACCGTGACCTTTGCTAACGAGGAAATTGTCATTTTCCCGAATGAATACGATGCCGCTAAAGATGCTCTCGTCTTTATTTACGGTACACTGGCAGAAAGACACAGTATTATCGAAAAGTATCTTCGTTACAAGTTGATGCTTGGGGATGAAGAACCGAAGCCTACTTTATATAACCAGTGAAAGGAGTAGCTCATGGACAACTTTAATGCCATTTACAAGATTCTCAAACTGCTGGATAAGCACAAGGGCGATGAAGAATTTGACTATGAGCTTATCTCTGCAAAAGCAATGAAGATGAAGGTCTCTGACTGGGAGCAGATTATGATCGAACTGCAAATGAACGGTTTCATTCGCGGTCTGGTTTACACGCAAGACCTGACGAATAAGTTCCCGCATATTGTAGAACCGATTCACCCGCAGATTACCTTGAAAGGCATGGAGTATCTCTCCGAAAACAGCATAATGAAGAAGGTAGAAAAAAGGTTAGAAACGGTCGGGCAGTTCTTTTAATTGATTTTGAGAAATAAAGTTTCTGGAATCGCATTATAAAACCAAATATTTGATTTTTGTGCAGTTGTAGGCACTCTTTACATTTTTGGGTAGGGGGTGCCTATTTTTTATGCAGCCAAAGCAGTGTATCGCCATTATTGACAGTATCAAAGCGTATGCAAAGCAGAATCCGACCGAAGCACAGGTCTATGAGGACTGGTTTCAGGCGGTGGTGAACCTGAGAGGTGCTTTACCGCAGGACAAGCGGTTCGACGCCTACAAGTATTCTGGCGAGTTGCGCTCTGTTTGTGCAGCCATGATGGGCAAGATGAAAACAGGCGAGGACGTGGCGAAGGTCTATGACATTATCGGTCGGACGTACCTGTTTGAAGCAAAAGATGTGTTCGATAGCTATTGCATCTACCTTGAATGGAATCGTGCGCCGGAGAAAAAGTTTTATCAGCCACGAAGAAAGGTGTTAAGAACCGTTGCAAACGCCCTGCAAGACCTTGCAGATGACAGACTGGACTTGCTGGCAATCTCGATGCCCCCCGGTTGCGGTAAGACGGCTCTAGCTATTTTCTATTTGACATGGCTTGCAGGAAGAAACCCTGACGAACCGATGCTTACAGGTTCTCACTCGAACAGCTTTGTTCGTGGCGTTTATGATGAGTGCTTGCGTATATTCGACAAGGACGGAGAGTATCTGTGGAACGATGTTTTTCCGGACGTGACAGTGAGCGACACGAATGCACTAGACTGTCGCATTGATTTAGGAAAAAGAAAACGTTTTGAAACACTGGAATTTACCTCTGTTGGAAAAGGAAACGCTGGCCTTTACCGTGCAACTACGCTTCTTTACTGCGATGACCTTGTGTCTGGCATCGAGGTTGCTCTTTCAAAGCCGCGCCTTGATAAGCTGTGGGAAACATACACTACTGACCTTAGACAGCGAAAAATCGGAAATAAGTGTAAGGAATTGCACATTGCTACACGTTGGTCTGTACATGACGTTATCGGCAGACTAGAGCAAAACTACGGCGATTCCGACAGGAACAGATTCATTGTTATGCCAGCAATGAACGAAAAGGACGAATCAAACTTCGATTATGATTATGGCGTTGGATACAGTACGGAAACGCTTCGTAAGCAGCGTGAAGTCATGGATGAAATGAGTTGGAAAGCACTGTATATGAACCAGCCTGTTGAGCGTGAAGGTCTGCTGTTCCCTGCCGATGAACTGCGGTATTTCAACGGTGTTCTGCCTGACGGTGAGCCTGATCGCAAACTCATGGTCATGGATATTGCATGGGGCGGCGGCGACTTCACTGCCTGCCCTATCGCTTATGTGTACGGGGATGCTGTGTTCATCCCTGACCTTGTGTTCAATAACGGCGATAAGACCGTGACCAGACCGGAAGTCGTGGGCAAAATTATCCAGCACAAAATCAACGTGGTGCGTGGCGAAGCCAACAACGGCGGCGACGAATATTGCGATGTGGTAGACAGCCAGCTCCGGCAGCAGGGGTATCACTGCTCTGTCCGTAGCCAACGTGCGCCGAGTGGTCAAAGCAAGCTATCCAGAATCATCCAGTATGCGCCGGATATAAAACGGTTCTATTTCCTTGACGAAAAACACCAGTCGAAAGAGTACAAGGCATTCATGGAACAGGTGACGATGTTCACACAGCTTGGCAAAGTTCCGCACGATGATGCACCGGACAGTCTGGCACAGCTTGCCGATGAATTGTATAACGGAATAAGTAAAATTGAGCCTGTCAAGAGGCCTTTTTGATTAAAAACACAATATATTGTGTTCGCTGGGTCTATTTATTTGATTTCACAACTTGACAAGGCTTATAATGTACGCAGGAAGATTTGCAGCTTCCTCTAAGGAATAGCCCAGCGCAGCAAGGTTTTGTCGTTTTTACTTGCTTGGGCGTCAATAGGCATATTCCTCCTTTCACCGGTGAAGGTTTTCTCACTCTTTCGCCTTTACCGGGCTTTATATGTTGCGTTTCCAATTGTAAGGGGAATGCCAGCCTGTCTCCCCCACGGCTGGCAAGCAACGGTTCGATTCCGTTACGCAGCACAACCAACTACTTAGCTTTGCGTGGATTCATTCCCAAAAACCTCCACCGCTATTCCCGGCTCTCGATGCAATGGGTTAGGCATGACATTGCAAAGAGCAGCGGTTAACCAATCAAGCCGGGCTTCTATGTTGCATTAGCTCAGTTAGGCTAGAGCATCCGGCTCATAACCGGACATACATTGGTTCAAATCCATTATGCAGCACCAAAATTGCAGCTTACCCGTTTTACGTCTGTCCGACAACTGAATGTAAAGGCTGCAATGGTTTTCTTCGGGCGAAGAATAGCACGGCTGGAAGTGCGAATAGTTTCCCAGTAGCTTCTGACAGGTCTGTGCTCAACAGCCTGTTTCTAGAAATCCAACGAAAGGGGCACAGATGGTAGCAAAAGTCAGATGCAAGCGTCCTCGAAAAGACGCAAACGGTAATCCGTGTGATTGCGGACGTTATCTTGGCGAAGTAGAAGGTAAGTTCTCCCTTCTGTGCCCTCTTTGCCATTGGATTACAATTGGAGATTCCAACCTTCCGAAAGATACATGGGTCTCCGTACCAAAGTTTAAAAACTGAATAGCTTTTGAAGCGCAGTTGTAAGCGCAGTGAGATAGACCTTAACAGGTTTGTCTTGCTGCGCTTTTTATTTTTCCGGAAAGGAGGAACACATGGCTGAGTATCAGATAGTTGTTGGCGGCTTTTTGAATGAGCCGCTAACCGGACGTAGACCGATTGAAACGCCGGAGACGGAAATCAATCGGGAAAACGTGCTGAAAGTGGTCATGGGCAAAGCAGAGCCTATTCATCTGTTGAACAAGAACGAAATTCGCTTTCTGCACAACTACTACTTGGGTAGCCAGCCTGTCCTTCACCGTACGAAGGAATACCACGCTGAAATCACCAACCGCATTGTAGAGAACCATGCCAACGAGTGCGTGGGCTTCTACACGGGCTACATGAGCGGCACTCCTTGCTCTTATGTGCGGTCTGAAACGGCAACTGGTGACGGCGAGGAAATCGCTCGTCTGTCCAACGCTTTGCAGTATGAGGGCAAGGACGCGCTCGATCGGCGGCTCTGGCAGTGGATGTTGGAGTGCGGACAGGGATATCGCATTGTCCTTCCTGACAAGGGGTACAACGGCAACTACCCGGACGAAACTCCTCTGCTGGTGGATGTTCCAGACCCGGATATGGCGTATGTGATTTACAACTCCGGCATCGGGCATAAGCCTATCGCCAACGTGCTGCATATCCCACGCAATTATCAGAATGACCTGAACGACCTGATTTGCGTGTATACGCCAAACCAGTACTTTGAAATAGACAACGGCAAGGTCACAAAGTCGGAGAACCACTCTCTCGGAATGTTGCCGATGGTTGAATACAAGCTGAACCCGGAGCGGATGGGACTGTTTGAACCGGCTATCCCTGTGTTGGATGCTATCAACGACCTTGAAAGCAACCGTTTGGACGGTGTGGCGCAGTTCATTCAGTCCATTATGGTGTTTACTAACTGCCTTGTGGACAAAGATGCTCTCGACCAAGTAAAAGAGCTTGGCGCAATGTGCCTGAAATCCACTTCTGGTCTGCCCGCTTCTGTATCACAGATTGCAAACGAGCTTGACCAGCAGCAGAGCCAGACCTTGCTTGATTCCATGTTGAACGTGTACCGCAGTCTGACTGCCATGCCTAGTGCCACTGGCAGCGAGAACGCAACGTCTGACAACGTTGGCGCGGTCATCGTCCGTAATGGCTGGAATCACACCGAAGCAAGGGCGCAGCAGTACGAGAATATGTTCAAGTACGCTGAACGCCAGAGCTTGTCTGTGATGCTCAAAATTCTGCGTGACACGGCTGGTTCTAAGCTAATGGCAAGTGACATCAACATCAAACTGCCACGCCGCCAGTACGACAACCAGCAGAGTAAGGTTCAGATTTTTGCGCAGATGATTCAGCAGCCAATTGACCCGCAGTTGGCATTCACTACGCCCGGTTTGTTCCCTGACCCACAGGCTGCTTACGAAATGAGCAAGCCCTTCCTGATTGCGGCTGGCAAGCTGGGCGAGGATGGGAAAGCTCCGAAGCCGCAGGAGCAGCCCAAACAGGATGTTCCCGGCACAAATGCTGGGAACGTGGCAGATGAACAGTCTGCCGATACCAATAAAGAAACAGAGGACGAATAGTCCTTTGCCATAAACACGGCAGGGAAGCCGGGATATAAATTTCGCAGCGTTGCAGGGAAGCAACGGTAAAAAAACGCAGGAGGAAATTAACGATATGAAACTTAATGTGTTGCTTGGTGATGCCTACAAAGAGGGCATGACCGCCGATGAAATCATTTCTGCGCTGGAAAAGGTTGCAGACCCTAACGCAGAGGTCGAGAAGCTGCGCAACGCAGTGACGAAAGCCAACGGCGAAGCCGCCGAGTACAAGAAGCAACTCAAGGCAAAGCGTACCGATGACGAGAACGCCGCACAGGAACAGGCTGACAAGCTGGCAGAGATGCAGAAGCAGATTGAAGCCCTGACTGCCGACAAAGAAAATCTCGTCAAGGAAAAGACCCTTGCATCTTACCGTGAGAAGTTCGTTGCACAGGGCTATGACGCTGAACTTGCCAACAAGGCTGCATCTGCACTGGCTGACGGTGACATGGACAAGGTGTTTAAGTTCCAGTCGGAGTTTATGACCGCCCACGACACCGCATACAAGGCTTCTCTGCTGAAGGATATGCCCACACCTCCGGGTGCGGATGGCAAGGGCGGCTCTGACAGCGAAGGTGTGGCGTTTGCTAAGAGCCTTGCAGCAAGAAAGAATGCCGAAAATAAGACATCGAGTGACGCATTGAACGCTTTCCATTAAGGAGGAAAACATGAAGTATACCACTACTCCGGTATCGGCTCCTGAAAGCACTATTCTGGCTGCTGATACCTACGTTGCCATTCCCTTTACTGTGACCGAAACCGATGTCGTAAAGGCTGGCTATCCAATGGCAAAGACTGGCAAGAAAGCTTCTGCCACTACCGGGGTTTCCGACGCAGCAGTTACCGACGCCATTGGCATTCTGCTGCACACTGTTGACCCGTCCGTCAACCCAAACGGCGCACTGCTGATTCAGGGCGTTGTTGACCAGAAAAAGGCAAAGGCAAGTTCTGGCTTTTCCTTTACTGCTGATGACGTTGCCGCTCTGCATAAAGCTGTTCCCGCAGTCTTTTTCCGTGACAACATCGGCACTAATGCTTAACGGAGGTAAAAAACATGGATTTTCAGAAATATTTCACTTCCGATGCGATTGCTGAGTATTGGACGAATGATGTTACCAACGCTCAGGCGTTCGGCTCTGATGCTCTGTTCCCTCCGCGCAAGAAAGCCGGTCTGGAACTGAAGTGGATTCGCGGTCACAAGGGCGTTGGCATCTCCCTGATGCCGAGTGCATTTGATACGAAGGCAACCTTCCGCGAGCGCAAGGGCTTTAAGATGTCTGAAACCGAGATGCCGTTCTTCCGTGAGGGCTTCCACATCGACGAGAAAGACCGCCAGATGTTGATGGAGATTCAGAACAGCAACAGCACTTTTGCAGAGGAAATCATCAGCCGAATTTTCGATGATGCCGCAGACCTTATTACGGGTGCTCGAATCGTTCCTGAACGTATGGCGTGGCAGCTGCTTTGCCCGGAGAACGGCAAGCCCGGTATCACCATCAAGGCAAACGGCGTGAACTACATCTACGATTACGACCCGGATGGCACTTGGCAGGCAAAGAACTACAAGGCTCTTACCGGCAAGTCGAAGTGGGACGTTACCACTTCTACTCCCCTTACCGATTTCGCCACTGCGAAGGATGCGATTGCGGCAAACGTTGGCGAAACCATCACTCGCGCCTATATGAACACCAACACTCTGAACAAGATGATTGCTTCTGACGAGGTGAAAAACCGTTTCATGACGGTTACGGCAAAGTCTATTGCCGTTCTTACCCAGAGTGAAGCACGCGCTCTGGTTGAGCAGACTACCGACATCAAGATTCATCTGTTCGACAAAATGTATCAGCCGGAAGGCGGTGGCGATTCCGTCAAGTACATCCCGGATGGCTATGTTGTTCTGGTTCCAGACGGAAAGGTCGGCGAGATGTGGTATGGCACTACTCCCGAAGAGGCAGACCTCCGTGCGGGCATGACGAACGCTTCTGTTTCTATCGTAAACAACGGCGTTGCGGTCACCACTATTAAGGAACCTCACCCTGTAAACACCAACATCATCGCATCCGAAATTGTCCTGCCGTCCTTCCAGAAGATGGACGCTGTGTACTGCATCAAGGCTTACTAAGGCGAAAGGAGGAAAGCGGCATGGGAGACCAGTATTCCGAAGCGGCAGTCAAGCTGGGGCAGTACATCGCCCCTGCACTTTACCGTGAAATCACGGACGAGGACTACCCGCTCTTCGACCTGCTGCTTGATTTTGCCAAAGACAAGATATTTGCACAGGGCTACCCCTTCGGCAACAGACCGGACGAGTTGCCCTCGCAGTATCAGTCGTTGCAGATACGCATTGCAGCGGAACTGTATAACCACATCGGTGCAAACGGACAGACGAGCTACACCAACAATGGCATTACTCGTGTGTGGGAAAGCTCCGATGTGGCACAGTCCCTGCTAAATGAAGTGGTTCCGAGAGTAGGTGTTATCGGCTGATGTTCAATGGAAGCCCGCTGGATAAACGCCCGCTGTGGTACTCGAACCCTGTTGGCGAGAAAACGCCTGTCGTAGACGAATGGGGAAACGAGACTGGCGAATCCGCATACGAATCGTGGAGCGAACCCGCAAAGCTAATGCTGAATGTCAGCCCGCCTACCGGCGCTGCGGAAGCAAACCCTTTCGGCACGTTCACGGATTACAGCTACGTTGTCAGTTCGTCCAGCAAAAAGCACAACACCCCGCTTTATGAAGGCACACACGTCTGGTTTCAGACAGACGTTTCAAAGCCCTTCAATTACACTGTGGTCAAGGTCGCAGAGCATATCACAGACACGTTGTATGCGCTGAAAGAGGTGGCTGCAAGTGAAAATTAAAGTGAGGTTGAGCGATGCCGGACTTCGTGATGCGGAACGTCAGATACAGGAGTACAAAGCCATCCTGAACAAAAAGGCGCAGGAGTTTGCAAAGGCGTTGGCTGATAAAGGGCTTGACGTGGCAAAAGTTCGTTTTGCGAACGCACAGTATGCTGGTAGCAACGATGTTTCTTGCCATGTTGAGCAGAACGGAGCCGCCTGTTCCATTATTGCAGAGGGCAAGTCGGTTGCTTTTATCGAGTTTGGCACTGGTGCACACCACAACGGATATGGCGGCGAGCTGCCGCCCGGCGTTGGAGCGCACGGTTCCTACGGTCAAGGCAAGGGCGCTGGCAGACGTTGGTACTACTACGGCGATCCCGGCAATGCCGGAACCTATGTAGATACCGTTCCCGGCAAGGGCCAGTTGAATTACACCGATGGTAATGAACCGGCTATGGCTATGTGGGGAGCTATTGAAGAAATGGCTTCTCAGGCAGAAGCAACGTGGAGGGAGGTTTGGAATAGTTGATTGATTATTTCAATTCTATCTTTACGGCTGTTGCTAAGGAACTGCGAAAGCAAGTCCCCGGCATCTTCGTTACTGGTGAAATCAATGACAGCAACGTCAAGAAGTTTCCGTGTGTTCAGATAGAGGAAAACAGCAATCTTCCTGTGCACATTGATTCTGCTGGTCACAGCAAGTACGCTGCCGTTTCCCTGCGTGTGCGGGTCTACTCCAATAAGGACACCGGGCGCATTGCAGAAGCACGTTCCATCGTTGGCATCGTGGATTCTATTCTTGAACCGCTTAAATTTTATCGCAAATCGTTTGCCCCGTTGAATGGGCTGTACAACAATTCCGTCTATCGGATTGATTGCAGCTATGGGGCAACAATCGGAGAGGACGGAATGATTTACCGAAACTAAGGAGGTAAACATTCTATGAGTACTGCTATCTCCGGTCTGAATACCACCCTGTATTGTGGCGACAGCGCAACCGCTCTGACGAAGCTGTGCGACATCAAGGATGTGCCCGACCTGATCTCTGAGCCGAACCTTCTGGATGCCACTACTCTGTCTGACCCCATGCAGGTCAACATCTTTGGCATTATCCAGAGCGACACCAAGTCCTTTACTGCCAACTACAACAAGACTGACTACAAGAAGGTCAAGGAAGCTGGCTACGATGAGACTTCCGAGAGCAACACCGTGAAGTATTACGCCCTGAAGATGCAGGACGGCTCCGGCTTCACTTGGCAGGGTATGCATCAGGTTGGTCTGTCTGGCTTCGGCGTGGACGAGGTTGTGGAAATGACCATCAACTGCATCTTCACCAAGAAGCCTGAGTTCAGCGAGACCCTGACTGTCACTGGCGGCTAAACCGCAAAAATCGAATCAATCAAACCGGGCAGAACTGAACAACAGATTTGGTTCTGCCCCTATTTATAAAGGAGAGCATTTATTATGGCTGCTAAAGTTATCAACTTTCATTCCCCCGATGGCAAGAACACTTACGAGCTGACTTTCACCCGTGACAGCGTGGAAGCCACCGAACGTGCAGGTTTTCAGATTGGCCAGTACACCCAGATGACCAATCTGCTGTCCAACTCCCGTGCCCTGTTCTACGGTGCTTTTATCGCACGGAACAAGGGCATCAAGCGCAAGGTCGTGGACGAGATGTTCCAGCACGTCGAGGATAAGGAAGATCTGATGGGCATTCTGCTTGAGATGTTCATGGATGCTTCCAAGTCTTTGCTGGCAACTGACACTGAGGACAAGACCGCAAAAAACGCAACGTGGGAGATTGTGTAACAGCACAATCTCAGGAAACAGACGGAGAGGAAGAGCCATTCTCTTTCTCTAAGCTGTTCCACGATGTAGAAGCCTATTACATCTCCATCGGCATGACCTACGACCAGTTCTGGTACGGCGATGTCTGGCTGGCGAAGGTTTATCGCGACGCAGAGGAGCTGCGGGAACGCAGAGCCAACACAGAAGCGTGGAGAAATGGCTTTTACATGGCATCTGCGCTTTCCTCTACGGTTGGCAATATGTTCCGCAAGAAAGGGTCTAAGCTCATCAAGTACATGGATAGACCACTTCCCCTTACCCAAAAGGAGAAAGACGAGTATGAATACCAACGCGCAGTTGAGGCGCAGGAGCGAATCAAGAGAATGATGTTCTCTATGATGGAAAGTAATGGTGGTAGTGATGGCTGATGTTGATATTACGAGCTTATCCGTAGAGGTTTCTGCGGAATCGCAGGGCGCAGAGCTTAATATCGACAAGCTCGCTACTGCCATTTCTAATTTGCGGACAAAAGGCAACGTGGCAAAGGTTGTGAACAGCCTTGACAAGCTGGCTGGTTCTATTGCAACGCTGAAACAGGCATCCGCTGGAATGTCCGGGCTGGACAAAATCACCAGCTTTCTAAATGGACTTTCCAACGTAAACCCGACCGCAAGCGCAAAAAGCATCAACACGGTCGTGAACGCAATCAAGAAGATTCCTGCGGCTGTGTCTGGCTTGAACGGCGTGGACTTTTACTCCATGTCTGGAAGCATTACTCAGCTCACTAACGCTTTGGCTCCATTGTCCATTCTGGACGCATCGAACCTTAAAGCTCTTGGCAGCGCTTTCAATGCGATCGGAAAGGTTCCTGACCTGACCGACAAGCTGAAAGCGACTGATCTTGATTCTTTTGCAAGTTCTTGCCAGAAGATTTCTGCTGCCCTTACTCCCCTTGCATCTCAGCTTGATAAGGTGGGCAACGCCTTTGCAAAGTTACCTCCGCAGTTGAGCAAGGTGGTCACACAGGCTAACCGTGTGACCGCAGCCAATGAAAAGCAGCGCAAGAGCTATCTCAGCCTGTCCAATCAGATGAACGGCTTTATGCGAAACATGGCAAAGCTGGTTTCGTTGAAAGCTATCGCTGAGTATCTTGGCAACGCTGTTGCGAAGTTTAACGATTTCTATGAAGCAACAGACCTGTTTCATAATGCTATGGGCAATTTGAGCGGTGAAGCTGATACGCTCATTAGCAAGATGCAGTGGTTGCTTGGCGTTGACCCGACCAAAGCGATGACCTACATGGCTACCATCCAGAGCTTGGGAACTTCGTTTGGTCTGGCCAGCGACAAAGCATACATTCTATCTAAGAATCTGACCCAGCTTGCCTATGACGAAGGCTCCTATTGGAACAAGGACGTTGCTGAAACCTTTACTGCAATGTCCTCCGCAATCTCTGGTGAGATTGAGCCTATTCGCCGTTTGGGCATCGACCTGTCTCAGGCACGGTTGCAGCAGGAGCTTCTTGCCTTGGGCTTTAACAAGCAGGTTTCTAGTCTGTCTCAGGCAGATAAGGCGGTTCTGCGTTACATTGCCATTATGAAGCAGACTGCCAATGTGCAGGGCAACCTTGCACAGACCATCCAAAGCCCTGCAAACCAGATTAAGATTCTGAAAGCTCAGCTTGATATGCTAGCGAAGTCTGTTGGTTCTCTGCTCTACCCTGCCCTGAAAGCCATTCTCCCCCCGCTGATTGCCGCTGTTCAGCTCATTCGAGAATTTGTTGAGTGGGTGGCAAAGCTGATGGGCGTGAAGGTCGTGTTCACTGATTTCACTAAAAGCGCTGACAGCGTTGGTGGCATTGGTGACGCAATGGATGACACGGCAGATTCGACAAAGAAAGCCGCCAAAGCCCTCAAGGATTACACGATGGGCTTTGATGAACTGAACATTATTGATCCAACGCAGGGAAGTTCCGGCTCTGGCAGTGGCGCATCCGCTGGCAACATCTTGGGCGATGTAGACCTGTCCGGCTACGATATGTTCAAGGACTACATCGGTACGACGATTGATGAAGTCAAAGCGAAATTGGAAAAGTTGGCTCCTTTGGTTGCTGGTATCGCTGCCGGATTTGCAACGTGGGCTATTGGCAACGCTTTGATGGATGCTCTTAGCAAAATCAAAGGCGACGGAACCTTGATTGAGGACATTCTCAAACTTTGGAAGTCTCCCATTATGGGAGCAGCTGTCGCTGTTGGCATCATGGTTGCTCGTTTTGTTGACCTATACCAAAACAGTGAGGCGTTCCAAAAAGGCCTTGAACGTGTTCGAGCTATGATTTACCTTGCTGCGGAAGGGCTTAGGCAGGGTTGGAATATATCACTCACAGATGGAAAACTCGGAGAATCCATCAAATACCTGAAAGAATCTTTTTCTAACTTAAAGCAAGTAATCTGGAATCTCATTCCAGAAAGTTGGCAGGAGGGCATTTCTTCTGCGTTCAAAACAATCTCTAACGTTGTAAAAGGCCTTGATCTTGATGTTGGTGATTTAATTACAACACTTATGGGCATCGGTCTTATTGTTAGCGGTCATCCTGTAGCCGGTCTTGCTGTTCTTGGTTTTGAAGCTATCACTGTTGCAGTTCGTGGTCTTGGTAGCGAAAGTCAAAAAGAAGCTTTTGAGATGGAAACGGACTGGTTCAATGCTTTCAAGTCTATGGGCGAAAAAGTTGCTGATTTTGTAGGTGGCGCAATTACAGCCATTGGAAATCTTATCAATGATTTCGCAATTTTTATTGGATGGATTCAGAACGGTGTTTCCGAAACTGACAGGCTTGACTTACAGATGAACGGTAACTTCATCGAGAATGCCGTTATGGGCATTGCTCAGCTGATTCACGATGTCGGAGTGTTTGTCGGATGGATTACCAATGGAGTGAGCGAAACCGACCGTCTTGATATTCAGATGAACGGTAACTTCATCGAAAAGGCGGTTCTTGGTTTTGCTGACCTTATCAATTGGGTAAAGGATGTTGTTACATGGTTCGTACATCTCGATGAACACGTCGAAAACGGTGCGAGAGCTGTTCGTGGATTTATTGATGATATCAAAACGTGGGCAAAAGATGCCGCAAAAGCTGCTTCCGATATGGTAACAGCCGTTGCAAATGCTATTGCTTCTCTTCCTTCCAAAATGTTTGAAGCAGGCAAAAACATTTGGCGGGGCCTCGTAAATGGTATCAAAAGCGGCATTGAAACCGCAAAAGGCGCTGCGGCAAATCTTGCAAAAGCTATCATTGACAAGTTCACGACCGATACTGAAATTCACTCTCCCTCTGCTCTATTTGAGCGCTTTGGTAAATTTATTGACCAAGGCCTTGCAAACGGTATCACTGCAGCACTTCATTACGTTGAACAAGCTATGACCAATCTGGCAAATGCTGTTCAGCAGAAGGGCAACGAGATGATTGACTATGGCGCAGACGTTGCAAACGGCTTTGTTGACAACATGGTCAATACGTTTGACGCAAAGTGGAATGAAATCGACAACGGCCTCAAGAGCGACTTTATTGGCACGATTAAGAGCATGATCGATGCGGTCAAAAAAGGCGATATCCAAACCGTCGCCGAAAACACAGCAGCCATCATCTGGAAGGCAATGGGGGAAGAAAACCGAAAACAGGTCAAGTCTTACGCTTCCGACTTGGTTTCCAATCTCACTAGTGCTCTTAAGACTGTTGGTTCCAAAGTATTTTCTTCTGCAAAACTCGTCGGGAACAATATCTTAGCTGGGATCACTTCAAAATTTGGAGAAATTTCCACGCAGGTTGTAGGTCTCGGCAGCAAGATTGCAACGTCTTTTTCCGCTTTGATCGGGCCGATCTCAGCATCCGGCAAAGCAATCAGTATTGGCCTTTCTTCTGGCGTTTTGAGCCAGTTCCCGTCTATCATCGCTGGCATCGCCGGTCTTATCGGTCAAATTGGAGCTGCATTTATGGGTATCTTGCAGACGATCGGCAGTGTTTTGACCTCTCTTGGTATTCCAACCGGCGTCATCATGATTGCTGGCGGCGTTGCAATTGCGGCCGCCATCGCAGGAATTGTCGGAACGCTTGTTGGAAAGTACGGAACAAGCTCCAGCCCGTCCGTAGACAATAACTACTCGAGCTACCCTGGCACGAGCGATTATGATTCCGCCAATGGCTCCAATACATCTGCCGGTAGCTATTACCCAAGTTCTTCCGCTAGCGGAGCGAGCCCCGCAGAGCTCCGCAGTGCCGTCCATGATGGTTGCTATAACGCATTCCTTGACATCTTCCAGCGGTACGGAGACGAGCTTACCGGAGGGAAAGAGCTCAAGATTTACCTTGACGGAAAGCAAATCACCGCATCCGTGGAAAAGCGGCAGTCTGAGCGTGGGTTTCAGATTATGGGAGACGAAGTTTACAGCTACTAAGGAGGTTTACGTTTTATGCAATCTCTCGTCACAGTAAATGGCAGAGAGCTGCCTGAGCCTTCCTCCTACGACGCTACAACAAGCACTATAGTCGATTCCGGACGAAACGTACAAGGCAAAGTCGTTGGGTCTGTGGTGCGGCACGATGTTGCGAAGATTTCCCTAAAATGGAATTATCTTACCGCAAGACAGTGGGCGGACATCATCGGGCCGTTCACCACAAACTTTTACTGCACTGTTCGGTTTTATAACCAAGCAACTGCAAGCTACACGACAAGACAAATGTATGTTTCCGATAGAACCGCTGGAATGTGGAGGCGTTCCCCGTCCAACGGAAACGTTATGGGATGGGTCGGAGCGGCCCTTAGCCTCGTTGAAGTTTAAGAGAGGTGATTATTCATGGGCTTTCTGCCTTCCGACAAGTGGCTTGAGCAATACGAAAAAACACTTGTTCCGGAGATGTTTGTTCGCATCACTTACCACGTCTCTGACGATAAGGCGCAAGCAGACGCTATTGCCAGCTCTTCCAACCAGGCTCTATTCAGCAACACGTTGTCTGTCACAGACCTGGATTCTGCTTCTTTAGCCAATTATGCCACCGGAGAACCTAATTTGTGGGTCCTTGATGGGAGCAAACTTTTGGTCCCAGGTTCAGAGCCCTACGAGAACGCTGGGTATTTAAGCATGGATTGTGTTTCTGACACAAACCATCCGATTATCACTTTCTCTTTCAGCAAAACACACACTGAGAGAATCCCCGGAATTATAATCGTGTGGTCATCCGCTTTAAATGAATATGCAAAATCTTTTAAATTGACAGTCTATAACGGAAGCGAGCTTGTTGCAGCAAAACAAGTTGACGACAACCAGTCTGTTGAATCCTCCGTAGATTTTGAGATTTCCGGATATGATTCAATCAGTCTGGAAATTTTAGAATGGTGCATCCAGGGCCGCAGGGCCAGAGTGGAACAAGTTGAATTTGGTCTGCGCGTCCAATTTAGCAAAGCAGATTTGCTTTCTTATACGCACGAATCAAAGCGCGACCCGATTTCTGGGCAGCTTTCCAAAGATTCCGTTTCGTTTTCTGTTGATAACTCCGAACAACGCTGGAACCCGGTAAATCCAGGTGGACTTTATCGGTATCTCTATGAACGTCAAGAGATTTCAGTTCAGTACGGCATGGACATTGGAGATACGGTCGAATGGATTGACGGAGGGAAGTTCTTTCTTTCTGGGTGGACAATTCCGGCAAATGGCATAACGGCGTCGTTTGATGCCAGGGACGCTTTGTCTTTCCTCCAAGATTCCATCTATACCGGGCACACGAGCGGAACCCTTTATCAGATGTGCTTTGATGCATTGGAACTTCTGGATGTTTCCGGGATATCTTATGAAATTTCGGAAGAATTAAAAAACTATTCTTGCGACATTTCCTCTGATACTTCTTCCTACAAAAATGCAGACGTCCTTCAGCTTGCCGCAAACGCAGCCGGAATGGCTCTTTACCAATCCAGAGATGGGGTCATTCACATTGAACGTGTCCCTCTTGTTCCAGTCACGAGGTCTGGCATTGAGGAAATATCGCTCTTGAATAGCTTTAAATACCCAGAAATAACGTTTTCGACAAAAATAAAAAACGTATCGTGCAAGGTCGGCGGCGAATCCGTTTTTTATCCAGCCGGAGCTAGTGGGAACGGAGCGACCCAAAGCATCAATAATCCGCTTGTATCGAAATCTGTATCTTCCAGTGCAAAAAATGCATTGACCGAAACATATGCGCTTCTTTCTAACAGAAGAAAGGTAAACCTGGAATTTCGCGCAAGCCCCCATATTGATGCGTTGTCTTTTGTTAGAGCAAACCATCAGTTTGGATATGCATCGAACGTTCTCGTTACGGATGCCAAGTATACCTTTAACGGATGTTTTAAAGGTACGATGGAAGGATATATGGTGGAAAGCGTAAGTGCTCTTAGGCTTGACAGGGATTCCATTTACGTTGCTCCTGGAGAGACTGTTCATTTAACCGCAACGCTTGTCCCTTCCTCAGAGGATTCCCCAGCAATCGGATGGGAAGCATCTCCTCCCGGCGTTGTTTCCATTTCCGTCGTTTCCAATAAAGGCGGCGTTTCTGCTTGCGACATTTCTTTTGTTTCCAGTGGAGATGCCGTAGTCACAGCCTTCGTATCTTCCGTATCTGCAAAGTGTACTGTTATCAGTCAGGCTCCGTCTTTGTCGGATGTGCCGGAAGGATCGTCTGTTTACATTCAAGAAAGTGGTGCGGATGTAGAGTTTGTTGTTGCAAAACATGAGTATGAGCCTGGCTTAAATGGTCCCGGAAGAACACTTCTTATCAGGAAAGAACCTCTTGCTGAAACAGTGTGGAACCAGACGCACGTCAATACATACGACGGAAGCTCCATCGACAGGCTGTTGAAGGGAGATTACGCAAACAGATTTAGCGATACCGTCAAGTCCGCAATGGGGCTTACCTCTTTCTATTACACGGTAGGTGGTAGCACTACGGAAATCAGAACGCTTTCTCGCAGTGTTTTTCTCCCGTCTATTTATGAGATGTTTGACCCGGAAGACAAAAACGCAGATGTTTATGTAAATGGCAGTAACCCATTTTTCAAAAAAGAAGGTTCTGTACTACCAAAGCAAACCCGAAATGTTTTTGTTCAGTCTTATGATGATTCCGCCAATCGTCTTATCCGCAGATGGTCACGTTCCCCTGCATGGCGAGATTTTGATGGAAACCATATCGTGGGCCAACTCGTTGGGACTTACAGTCTTGGAACGTCTAGTGCAGGTAGGATTTTTTTCCTCACAGAGCAGTACAATGCTTGGAGCTCTAACAAGTTCAGCCCTGCTTTCACGCTTCCTTCCACGACTAAAGTCGGCAACGGCAAAAAGATTTTGCTTTAAGGAGGGACTATGGCGATTTGGATTACAGACAGAAGCCAAGACGATGTTGACCGCCTAAAGTTCATTTACGGCAAAGCCGTGAACGGGACCTGGACGGATGAGGAAAAAGCGGAGTGGCTTTCCGGTATGAAGGGGGCTCTTGACTACAGAGATTTTTCGAGAATAGAAACCGGCATATCAGAGCTTGCTTCACTTCTCGGTGCGGACGTAGATGTCAAGACGGACTGGGACATAAACGGGTATCTTACCACGTCAGATGCTACTAGGTGGCTGTCGAATATCGAATCTATTCGTTCTAAAAACTCAGGAGATGCCAAAACTGCGCCGACACCTATGTCTATGGATAGGCTCGGATTCGAGACAATGAACCAACTTGAAAGCATTTTGTCAGACATAGAATCAATCGCCAAAACTTACGTTACTTTTTCTGGAGAATACATGGCTGGGGAGGACCAATATGGTTTTTGAAGACCGAATATCAAAATATCCTGGCAGGTGGACGTTAGTCCGTGAGGATGGGTCGTCTGAAATTGTAACGCTCGTCCGAAACGACGAACCCATAAAGGACGGCACACCAATCAACGCATCCACTTTAAATGAGCTGAGTACAGTTGCAGGTGCCATCAACGCAAAAGAGGAAGCCGTTTCTGCGGCAAATTCCGCTGCGGAAGAACGTGCAAAAGCGGAACAGGCTGCAAAAAATGCCGCAAAAGATGTTTCAGCAATTGTAAAAGCGGACTCTGAAAATGCAGCTTTGTCTGCTGCCGCTGCCAAGACAAGCGAAACCAATTCAAAGAATTCGGAATCTCAATCTGCTATTTATTTGCAGGGCACAAAAGAATACTTTGAGCAGGTCCGCACCATCACCATCGGTGCACAGGGGTGGTACGCCACGCCGGAAGCCCTCAAGGCTGCTGTGCCGGTGGGCGAAAATGGCTGGTGGGCAGTGGTCGGCACGACCGACACCATCTGGACGTGGGACGGTGACACCGGCGTGTGGGTCGATACCCGCAAAGAGGTGGACCTGTCAGACTACCTGACGCAGGACCAGATCAGGAAGCTGCTTGAACAGTACATGCCCCTTCGCCCCGCCACTGCTGCCGTGCTTGGCGGCATGAAGGTGGGCGACTATCTGGACATCGCCCCGGACGGCACCCTCAGCGGCAAGACCCTCAATGACAAGATCGCTGCCGCCGTGGCGGTAAAGTCGGAGCCCCGGCTGGTGTGGAACCACTACGAAAAAACCGGAAAAAGGTGGAAGACCTACGATATCAAAATGCCAGACGGCCTGGACTACGTGCACGTCAAGACGAAATATAACAGCAGTACCGGCGGGTACGGCGAGGAAGTAGACATTGCA